TGTTGTTTGAGAGGATACCCATACCTGAATTGTTTAACAAACCTATTATTAACGTCCCAAAGGATGATGGTCAACTCGATTTATTTCGAGATCTAAAATCTTAACGGGACAGTAGTGAAATAAAATAATGAAAGTAAAAATCAAAAGACTGCATCCCGATGCCGTCATCCCGTTCAAAACTTACGACACTGATTTCTGCTACGACTGCGTAGCTGTGTCAGAAGAAGAAATCGCACCTAATGTATGGAAATATGGTCTCGGGTTCGCCCTGCAAATGACAGAAAACAACTCTGTATTTTCACGTGCTTACTTAAATCTTGCCATATCGGCACGTCCACGTTCCTCTGTATGGAAGACTGGTATGATTCTCAGTAACTGCATCGGTACGATAGATGAAGACTACACTGGTGAAATAACCGCTGTGTTCTATCATGTCATGCCGAATATGCCGCGATACAAGGTCGGTGACAAGATTTGCCAAATCCACCTCGATTCATGCATCAAAATTGAGTTCCAGGAGGTAGACGAACTCTCACCCACAAAAAGAGGAGATAATGGCTATGGAAGCACTGGAAATTAAACAAGAAATCTACTTCATTAATTTCGGTACTGCAAAGGTCTATTACCAAATCCTTGAAGAAGGGTCAGTGATATCAAGAGACCGCAAAACTACCATCAGCAGACAGAAATTCCTCGACTACCTCGCAACAGCCAAGGAACTCGGACACAAAACAGGAAAGATATGAACAAAAAACAATTAAAAGAAAATTTCGACAAGGCTTGCAATGCCTATCTTGAAGCCTTCTGCAAGAAGCATGATTTCTTCTCCTTCTACTGGATAGCAGACAGGGTGGGAGAAATAGCCGATTGCAATGAGTGCTTCACTTTCAGCTTTGATGATATTCGCACGGATATTGATATGGATGCTCCCACGCAGGAAATCTTAGACTGGAGCGACTACTGCACAGAAGCCGAACTCGTAGGTCTTGCAACACCGAACTATCGCCACTGGCTCCAAGGATGCCCACGTGTAGACAAGCAGACTATAGACGGCTTGAAGAAAAAACTACAAGAATTTTTTGATGAAATTGAAAAAATCAACAAAGGACAAAAAAAGGTCTTCTGATAAAAATCCCCGCAAAGCCCTCCATGACCTTGTGGGGATTTTCTATTTCTTCACGAACCACTTCCCTATCCGCCAACTCTGCTCCGTTATAAAAGCATAGACGTATAGAACACACGTCAGTATAATCAATATTACATCGGCATCATACATCTCGTTGGTGATAAACCACGATCCGTAGAATATCCTCACCACATTCACACCGATAGCGTAAACGAAAGGTATTCTCCATATCCAACACAACTGAAAGAAATAGCTTGCTGGCAACAGCATGACAACTGGAAAAATATATGTCATGCAATACAGATACACAATGCAGGCTTCGTTCTCTTTTATACTCACCATTATCTCTCTCGGATTGGAATGGAAATCAAAAACTCCATACCAATGCCCTAACATGATAACCAACGGAACATACTTCAATGCCCATTCGTACCACCAGAATATACCCCTGTCAAGGGGCGCAGGTTCCTTTTTATTCATAAGCCGTGTGTTTTTGTTAATTCTACAAAGATACAGACAATATCAAAAGGTTGTCATTCGCTTTAAACTAACTTAAAGTTAAATAACAACCTTTTATCTTTATTTCCCTTCTGCCATCGCTCTCATGTAGTGCCATATCTTGCTGCCCTCCAGTTTGTAGTCCTCGTCGTTGAAGTAAAACTCATAGGCGGCTTCCAGTATATCGCCATCGCTCAATACCGAACATGTGTCTGCATAGAAGGAGTTGTACGCCACATATTTGTCCCATATCGTAGTACCTTCGGGAAACGCCAAACCCTTTGTGGCTTCCTCTATCATCTTTTCCGTCCACTTCGGCTCGGTATGCTCTTCTCCCTCCCTGTCGGTATATTTCAAGCCTTTCAGCGCCTTTTCTGCGGTTTTCTCACAAAAATGCGGTTCATGTGCCACATTTACGCCGTTTAGAAATATATACATCACCATATCCATTCCTCCTAATTTAGCTTGTTTACTAACTCTCGTATCATCCCTTTCAGCTCGTTCACTCCGTTCTCCAGCGAACCGATCCTTTCATCCTGCCGCTTCTTCTCGGCAAGCTCGGGATTCCACTCCGTCAGTATCTTCTCACAACTCTCTGCCCTCATCCGGTGCTTATCCATCGAAGACAGCACATCTTCACTCTCGGCTTTCATCGCTTCCACCTCGCGTAATATCCCGTCTCTGTCTACACTGAGCACGGTGTTTCCGGCGCTCACCACGGTTGAGTCCGCAGGTATCGTATAGGTCTTGTTCGCTCCGTCCGCCTCAATGGTCACATCCACCACCATACTCAATGCGTTGCCGCCATTGTATTGTTGCGGAAACCTCGGTGCTGTTGCTGTCACCACCTTTCCTGTCCCGGCTTTCATGTCCTCTCCCTTGTGCAGCATATACACTGGGTAGCCTTGCTTCATATCCTTGAATGTCATTTTTTCTTCCCTTTCTTCTTACGTGAAACAAAAGGGAAGAACCCCTGCACGGATTTTCCTTCCGTAGGCAGGGACTCTTCCTTAATTCATGTTGTAGCGGTGGTCGTCTTAGTTCCCAATGCCGCTATCAGCGTAGCGTTCTGTCTCTGCTGTGACAGCTCCAGTCTTGCATCGTTGTACTTCTGCTGCAAGTCCTGGTTCCAATGGCAGTTGAGCGTGTCGATGATTCTCTGCGTGTTGCTGTTGGCGTTCGTCTTCAAGTCACACGCCATCTGACTCATCTGGAACCCGAGGTTCGATGCCGCTCTCTCTATACCGGTATTGGTGTAGGAGAAGCCTTGCTGCATCTGATTCACAATGTCCTTCTGTCCCAACTGGTTCTCATAACCCATCTTGATGATGTTCTGCTGCGTCTGGCAGCAACAGTCCTTCAACTGCTGTACGATGTTCATGTCGCCCAAGTTCACGGCGTTGATCACTCTCTCTGCCGAGTAGCCTACCTGTCCGCCTACCTGCTGTATTGCAGCCTGTATTCCGCATACCGAACTCTGCAAAGCGTTAAAGTCACAATTTAGGGTCTGTGCAAGCGTCTTCATGTCGCTGTTGTTCCCGTGTACCGCACTCATCAGCAAATCTGTGTTGTGGTTGTCGCTCATCTGATTTCTCAAGGAGTCGATCTGTGATTGGATTTCTGCCCTTTGCACATTTCCGTTACCACCATTCTGCCAGTTGTCTCCGTACATCCAACGCATTACTCCCATCATCATCATGTACGCGAATGGGTTATTGGCCCACTGGTTCATACCTCCGTTCATCATCGCTGCCATAGCCATAGGGTCGTTCCCCCTGTTTGCCATTGTCGCCCATGCGAGAGCATCATTGTTCCTTGCTCCATCGCAACAGATAATTTTCTCTGCTTCCATAATAAAAATTGTGTTTGTGTTGTTTCGTCCATTATTGAACTTGCCGCAAAGATACACGCTCTTCAGCCACAAACACAACGTTGCCAAATTCGGCAACCTCTTGCCATTTTATGTCAAGACAAAACAAAAAAATCTGCCCGGTTTCGCAACCAAGCAGACCTCCGTAATCTTTTTACCTTAAAAAACTTAATAAGTCATGAAAAACACACTTCTTAAATAACAAATACTAACTATTTCTAATGTAATCATCCAACTCTTTTTGGGTCCATTCCCTGGACACGTCGCCGACTTTCTTCCTGCCGTTAGATATTTTCCCCTGTCTGCGCAGCTCGTCGAACTTACTGCGTGACATACCGAGGTGGCGTATCGCCTCTGTCTTGTTGTATCTCTTCTCCGTGGAGAACGTCTGTAGGCATTGCAGGAACTTCTCGTTCTGCTCCTCTGTCGTAGAGCACCGTCCGCTGTCTATGCGGTCTATCAGCTCCATAAGCAGCGCTCTTATCATCTGTAGGGTGTTCATATACGACGCTTTATTAACCACAACAAAGTTACGAAAAATACTATACACAGCAAAGCAATCGGGATAAAAAGATTCATCTTTGTTTCCTCCCATCTGCTTAGCTCTCTCTCCACTGGATAAGACACTCTCACGGAGTCGGTCTGCATTACCGTGTCCGTCTTGTTTCGGTACACGTATCTGTCGTTATACTTCGTGTGCCAACGCTCCTTATATACCGTGTCGCCTTTCATCCATAGCCACACGGAATCCTTTACCCATACGGAATCTCTCTTCACGAAGGAGTCTGTCTTAACCTTGTACTCCGTGTGGTATTCGGGTACAGGGACATACTTCACGCTCCGGCATGATGTCAGCATCCCTATCACTCCGCATATCACCAGTGAAACAACAAATGCCAACAGCATCATGCCGAACTTCTTCAATAATCTCTTGTAGTCTATATCGTCCATAAGCCTTTAATTTTATTTTCTGAAAAACCAATCCGCTTCCCACTCTCTCCTCCTTACAAGCCCCGGCAGCTTCCTACCTCCGCCGTTCACCCACTTCATGAACTCTGCTCTGATTTCCCTCTCAGGAGCATGAGCCATAATCTTCTTCCGTAGCGTGGACTTCGAGAATGCCCCCATGCCGAGGTTAAAGCAAAAATCCACACAGGCATCAAACTTATACTGCGTGTCTATCCCTTCCGTATTGCTCAGATACCGCTCAATGGGAGCTATGTCCTGTCGCAGCCACTCCTCCGCAGCTGTCCTCGTACAGGTTGTGGTAGACTTCACCCCCTTGGTATGTCCGTGACCACAGGTCCACACACCGGCAGGGCATCTGTAAGCCTTACTCTTGTACCCCTCAAACTCCTTCATCTTCTCTATCAAACTATTACTTGCCTTCATATCCTTTTCTTTTATTAAAATTAAAAACAAAAAAAGCGGCACTCCAGCTTGTGGAATACCGCCTATATCATAACCCCATCGATTCGATGGAATTGAACAAACAAAAGGAGCAATGCTAAGCACCGCTCCCCAAATCTCCAATTTGTGTAAAAGTTATAATTATTCTGGAGGATTTTTCTTGTTACGTTTCAATTTCTTTATGTCTTCATCAAGCTCTTTTAAACTTTCAAGTTTTTCCTGTTGCTTCATCTTTTCTTTATACTCCTTATATACAAGTCGAGCCTTCTTTTTAGCCATTTCCATTTTGACGGAACCTTTGGTTTCGAGAATATTCTTTCTGTTCATCGTAAGGATAACATTCAAACTTCTTTCCCAGTCTGCCATCATCATAGGAATATGATTGTAAGCCTGAGCTTCTGCAAAGGAAAGGTATTGGTCAACAATATATTTGAGATTTTCAATCTCTTCTTTATTCAGATAATTCTTTCCAACACCTACGTCAGAAGCTTTAACAGTGCCTTCATTTTCTGTAGATGTAAGACCCATCATTGGAAGCTCTGCATTGGCTCGCAAATATATAAGTTCTGCGGCTGTATGACCGCTCACTGCCCAAATCAACTTATTTTGAATAGCAGCAAAGAACTCTATAGTCTTCTCGTCATCCTTGTCGTAGTCTGCACTAAGCTTATAGATGTCCTTAATCTGCTGATAGAACACTCTTTCTGATATACGTATCTGTCTAATGCGACTAAGCAATTCCTTAAAGTAAGTCAAGGACTGCCCCTTTGTGAAACGCTTGTCATCAAGTACATAACCTTTCACAAGATACTCATTCAAAGTCTTTCTTGCCCAAATTCTGAACTGGGTAGCACGCTTACTATTTACACGAAAACCAACAGACACTATAGCATCAAGATTATAAAACTTAACCATATAGGATTTACCATCAGAAGCAGTTTGTGCATTTTTTGCACATACTGAATTTTCATCTAACTCTCCAGTTTCAAAGATATTTTTTAAATGTTTAGAAATGACACTTCTATCAACTCCAAATAACTGAGCCATAGCACTAATACTAAGCCAGATTGTTTCATTCACAGCATCAATCTGCACATTTACTTCGCCATCTTCACTATTGAAAATAACGATTTCACCAATGTTATTATTTTCTTCCATTCTATTATAACTTTTACATTGCAAAGATACATATTTATATTGATATGGCAAATATCTAAGCGGTATTCCAACAAGTCAAAGAACGCATTTCATCATCAAACCCTCCGCACCCTAACCTTCCCTCCCTTTGGGAGGGTCAGGGTGGGTATCTACTCCATTGCATCCTCCACCGCCTCGCCAAGATCCTTATCCTTCCGCTTGATAAGCGCAATGATAAAACGCTTCACGCTGAACTTGTTTTTGATGCCATGAAGCGCACACACATGACCCACGATCGAGTCTATCTCCCAGATGCAGCCGAAGCCCAAGCCCACCGCAGCCGTCGTCGTGTGATTAGTCCAGCCTAAAGGCTCAAAGATTGCCAACCCGAGAAGTGCACCAACAAGAAGATACGTCAAATAATCCACTGCTTTATTGCAGGTTCTGCGCCCTGCTCTCGAAAAGCGGAAATGCTCATGCTTCTTTATGCTCTCCGATACACCGAACCAAAAGTCCGCCAATATCAGAATGACTATTAACACAAGCATCCACCGCAAATCATACAGGGCAGTCAGTGCCTCTCCTCCCATAGTGGTGATTACCGCAGCCTTCCCCGAACTTGCCGCCATACTGTTGTTTACCATAACACACCTCCTTTCATCCAATACCTCAGAGCCATGCCCACAGCCACAGCCACGCAGCCCCTAAGCAAGTCTCCCCTGTTCCATACTCCATGATAATAGTGGCAGCGATCGTTGTCCTCATGCACTATCAACGCCAGCAGCCCGAAGCCGCCGCCGAAAAGCATGGCGATGAGAAAATACACCGCCATGCCCATTATGTTCCTACGTCTTGTCTTATTCATGATTCCGACACGTTATATTACTATTCCGTCTTCACCTCGCTGCCGTCAGACAAGCTCTGCTGCTCAAAGCCATCTTCCTGCTTCTTCTGCCACGCATAATATTCCTCCTGCGTTGCTTCTCGCCAATTATCGGGAGAGTCATTGTCCGCAAGATAAAGCGTTATGGCAAACGTTCTGCCACCTTCATTCTCGATATTCTTCTGTGTGAAGTACTTCCCTTCTGATGCTGTAATCTTTCTCATTGTAGTATATTTTTTATAATTCTAAAATCTAATTTATGCTATAGTATATCCCTTTGCTGTGAGTTGTGCTATGCCATCCTCGCCGAGCACAGTCTTAGCGTTTGCGTGAAGTTTTATTGTTATCACTCCCATGCCGTTCGCCTTGCGGTCGTAGAGGGTAAGGAGAGATTTTACACTGTCATCCTTCCATGCCGACAAATCTGACAACTCAAGCGTGCCACACTTGTCTTGCATTTTGCCAAAGCCTTCACCAAATGTGAGGGAGGTGAGAGAAATGCAGTTTCCAAAAACACGCTCTATATTACCAACTTTACTTGTGTCCCAACCTGATACGTCAAGGGCGGTGAGAGAAACACATCCGTCAAAACATCTATTCATATCGCCAACCTTACTAATATTCCATCCACTAACATCAAGGCGCTCAAGCTTTGCGCAATTTCTGAACATATAAAAAAGACTTGCAAAATTTTTCGTGTTCCAACTTGACACATCAAGATAGCGTATATTTCTCATCTCTGAAAACATAAGGTCTGAATAAATCATTTCAGATGTGTCTAACTTTGATACATCCAATTCTTCTATTGACAATCCATAATTCGTGTTGTACGTCGGGTTTTCCTCGGTTAGACCATAGTAATAACACATACGTATCTCTATTGGCTTTGTCTTCCCGTTAGTGCGCAATTTAAATCTCATTATGTTGGTAAACGGATTGGGGATTATTGCGTGATTTACCGCAAGTGAGAATAACTGAAAGTCATGAAATTCATAAGCCTTATGCGCCTTTATCTCAACCGTTTTTTTATCAACAATAATCTTTGTGTCTTTCTTTGCACAAAGCTCAATGGTAATATTGTGATTCTCCGATGCTATATCATCCACCTTCTTGTTTATCTTCGCCAACTGCGAGCACATATTAGCCGTACTTCCGTCCCTCACCACCTTCATAGTCAAGTCGGCGGACGAAACCTTATACGACACCACAATCTTGATAGCCGATGCCGTTGTAAAGTTAGAAACAAAGCGGCAATAACCGTCCACAGGTAACTCTGCATTAGCATTGAGAATAGTCATAGGCTGATATGTTCCTACCGTAGTGGTATATACACTTGGCAAGGATGATACGCTATTTCCGTCTTGGTCTGTAATGGAAGTGACTGATGATGAATAGTCGTATGTATAGGTGTAGGTCTTTCCGTTGTATGTAGCCTTTGCGGTCAGCACACGTCCGCTCCCGTCATACGTATAGGCATAGTCAATGGCTCTTGTTTCCTGCTTGTCTATGTACTCCGCAAACACGCACACGTCAGACGATGTTTCACCAGGATTAAAGAGATAGATATTTCCCAACTCCGCCGTGAACTCCGCAATTGCCCAGCCCTGCTTGCTCACCTTCACTCCGTCAGCGGATATAGCCACATTGTTCTCCTTTGGGGTAAGCGTGATATTCGGTCGGTCAGAATATGCGCCCATGCTTTCCTTGATACGGGCAACATCCTTCTTCATCACATCCGCCTCTGCCTGTCCCACAAGCCCGAGACTTTTCTTCGCGCCATCCCTGCCAGTAACTTCAAACACATTGTCATCAGTGATAGTGGCATCCACCTTCTCCGCCTCACTGGTAGCAGTCTTGGCGTTCGTCACAGCGGTGTCCACCTCCTCCACCTTGGCAGAGAAATCCGTCTCTCTCTTAGTTTCTGCGGCAGCTCTTTTTGTTTCCGCATCCGCCCTTGCCGTCTCCGCCTTGGCTCTTGCTGTCTCTGCGGCGGCTCGGCCGGTCTCGGCAGATACCCTGCCTGTTTCCGCTTCCTTGCGTGCATCTTCTGCGTCAGCCCTCTTTGCTTCTTCGTAGGCACGCTTTGTCTCGTCAATCTTGCGCTGTGCTTCGTATGCATCCCTTGTCTGCTCGGCAGATTCACGGCTCTCCTCCTGTTGCTCACGACTTGTCTCTCCGGCTATGCGGTCGGCTTCGTCCGACTTGCGAGTGTTTTCTGCCGCTGCTCGCAGGGTTTCCTCCGAGGCACGTCTTTCCTCTGCTTCCACACGCTGCGACTCTGCTTCCACACGTTTCTGCTCGGCAGCTGCTCTTGACTGCTCCGCTTCGGCATTGCTCTGTGCCTGTGCTTCGCGCTGCTCTTCGGCTTTATTGCGCTCTGTCTCGGCAGACTCTCTCTCCTGCTCTGCGCCCAACACGGCGGCATTGGTCCGCTCTGCCTCCTTAGCCGCTGTGTTGGCTCTCACTGTGGCTTCATCGGCATTAAATGCTCCTGCGTATGCTGCCTGTCCGTCCACAAGGATTCCCCACCATTCATCTTCACCGACAGGCTCATGTCCTGTGTTTCCCTCCTGCTTGCTCCAGTAGGTGGTGTTCTTGTATGTCACCACGTGCATCCTGCCGTAGGTGGCATCAGGGGAATATGCGCCTTTTGGTGCAAGTCCCACTCGTCCTAAATTGATTTTTTTTGTTTTCATATATATCGCGATATAATTAATAGTTCATGTTAATGACAAGTTCTCCGTCGTCCGTCAGCTCGTATCTGTCTTCGCTTCCGTCCGTGATGCGCACGTTCAGCTCCATCTCGTCGGTGTCAACCTCAAAGGTGGGGAAGTCCACCGTTCCCTTGCTGTAGTATGGCGTTCTGACGTACTCTCCAGTCTCCTCGTCCCATTTCATCCAATAGCCGTCCTCGCCTACGATGTTCGGGTGGTCCGCCTGATTCTTCGCCCTCTCGGTCTGCTTCTTGCACTCCTCGTTCTGCGCCTCACGGTTCTTCTCCGCCTCCTGTCGGGCTGTCTCGTTCTTCTTCCTATCCTCCTCTGCCGTAGATACGGTAGTGACGAAATCGGTGGCAGGCTGACGAAGGAACTCATAGTAGTCTTCTATGCTTCCTGTATGTCCGTCGGCAAGCCACAGCTCGTAGGCGCTCATGCCTGGCAGTCCCACAAGGACATTGCTCTGCAAGCTCACCATGAAGTCCTCGAAGTCCACGTCGTCGTCGCTCTCTTCGCAGGTGTGCGCCACAAGAGTAAAGGCTTGGTCGGCGCAGATGGTCTTCTCTGCCGCTCCCTTCGTAGCGTCATTCAGTACAAGCGCCCTCGCGCCTGTACTTCTCTGCATGGATGCAGGGTAAATGAAGCTTATGACGCAACCCGAGACGGTGAAATCTGTCATTTGCTGATTCTGATAGGCGGAGCGTACGTATAGCTTCAGCGTCCTGCCCTCAAGACTCACGGCTTTCCCGTTTGTCTTCACTTCCCACGACACTCGTATGTCGTTACCGATCCTTATTTTCCGCATCGTCTTTATATGTTTTTAATTCCTAATTCTTAATTCTTAATTCGTATTCAGTCCCTGTCCGTAGTTCACCAGCCAGTAGATGTTCTCCCAGCCGTAGATGTTCACCTCACACACACACGTCATGCACACGAACCTATGTTCGCCGCCTTTCAGCGTAATCAACAGATCGTCCCTCCTGCGTCCGTAGTATCTTTGGTTCGGCTTCACTCCGCCATCGTCGTCATTGACAAGCGGCTTGTCGAGAGCGTTGCTCATATCCCCCACGTTGGTGTCAGGTGTAACCAAGCCCACCGAGGGAGCTTTCAGAGCGGTTGTCGCAGACTTCGCACTGGCATAGTTCATCGGCTTGAACTCGTCCACGAAATAGCAGCTCTTGCCCTCTATCTGAATGTCCTCCGAAGAATCATTGTATACCATCACCGTATTGCCCACCATCGCCCTTACGGAGCGCAGCAGGTTCATGTCCATTCGGTCGTTCTCGTCATACACATCACCGCTCACATAATAGCTGGAGCCGTCCTGATAGACGTAGGCGGATGGCATGTGGATTCTCACAGGCACCTTTCCGTCCGTGTTCTTGCCTGTCGGCGCAGTGAAGTAGTAGATGCCGTACATATTGTTGAATTTCGGCACGGTGTACCAACATATCTTCAAGGCATCTGTGGAGCTGTCAAACAGGGTGTTGAAAGCCGTCAGTCCGTTCACCACCACGCCTTGCTTGTTTATCATACCGCCGATTGCGATATGGTTCATCGTCACCCATCCGTCTGCATCCACGGCAAAGGTCTCTTCGTTTCTTCTGTTCTTTATCTGGAAGTTGTCGGCAATCACATTCACCTTCCTTTCCGTGATGTATATTCCTGTAGCCTTCAGTTCCTCCACGGTCACGTTCTGGTCGGTGAAGTCCGTCAGTCTGCCGAACGGCTCTAACTTCACGCCGCAGATATTGACAGAGCCGCCCTTCGCAAGACGCACAGGTATGATATTCGCAGCGCCGCCAGCCTTTATACTGAACGTCACGCTGTATCTCGTCCAGTCCATTGTCAATGCCCTCTGCGGTTCTATGCTGCCGTCTTTCAGCAATCCGTAAGCGCCGTCGTCCCTTATTGCATAAGAACACACATCCACGCTGCCGTTGAACAAGTATGTCTGGAACTTACCCTTGCCCTTCGCCCAGAACGACAGGGTGTAGGTCTCGCCCGATGTAAGCTCTATGCCGTCAAGACGGATGATGTCAAGCCCTGCCGTGTCGCTTTGGTTCGCTCCGCCTGCTATATCCATCCTGTGACCCTCTATCTCTGCCTCGTTCGGCCTGAGGGTGCAGTTGCTGCCGAATGTCCATCCTCCGAGCCTCGGCAGAAGGTTTCCGTATATCGCAGGGTCTTTCTTCCCTAAGCTCCATGCCGTGCCGTAGGCTCGCATACTCGGTATCTCTTCTATCTGTGCGCATGTGGCGTAGTACATATATACTCCGTTTGTTGCGTTTATCTCCTCGTCGGGGAAGATGGCGAATGTGTATTCTCCTGTCGCCGGAACATCGTTGAAGTATACCGTGGCATACCCTGTCTTGTTGTCCGCCCCTATCTCGGCATACGAGTCGTATATCCATGTGCCGCTTGCGTTTGCAGTCCATATATGCGCACGCATCTTATGAGTGTTCGCAACCAGCTTTGACAAGCCGTTGCTGTCCGTAACCGTCATAAATGGGTCTATGCGTCCCCACAAGGTCAGGGCGTAGCTCTTGCCCTTTTCAAGCATCACCTTCCTGTGGCACACTCCGAAGATTCTGCTGCCTATCTGGAAATACGAGTTCGGCAGGAGGTTTCTGTCTTTCTCTGCTGTCTGCTCCACTTTCAGGGTGATGGCGTCGGCAGACTGCTTTATCTCCGACCGCACTGAGGTTATCTCGCGTTCTCTCTTCGACACCTCGGAGGACAATCCGTCCATCGTCTGTTTCAGGACGGCGCCTAACTCTCCGCTCACGGCTGAGGAATAGAAGCTGCCCGTCAGCCTGTTGCCCTTCGGGGACAGCACAATCGCATCCTTGCCTTGGAGGGTGAATTCGTTTATGCCGCAGTATTGCACGAAGGAGGGTGCCTCCTCGCCTACCGTACTGATGATGATGGCGTTCTGCCTCTCCGCCAGTGTGCTGTTGCCGAGGCATACTATCGTGTCTCCTGCCGCAGGGATGTCCGTGCCGTCTTTGTCGTAGATGGTGGCGGACAGCGATACTCTGCCGAACTTCTTTCCGTCGTACAGCACCTTGCCGTCATCGTCCCTTATCTGCACGTTTTCCTTCGACACGCTCACTACCCTTCTCCAGTAGTATTTGTTTGCCACATTCTCATACACGCCTGCCTTGATGTTGAAGCTCTGGCATCTGGCGAGGTCGCCCACCTTCCACAGGTTTTCCGTTGCCGTTTCTCCGTCGTCTGCCAAGAAGAAGCAGTTCCAGCCTTGCAGCACTCCGCTGTTGTTCCTCACTTCTTTCACGTGCATCAGCGTACTGCCTGCCGGGGAGAAAATGTAGTTCCCGCCTGAATACGACAGCTTCCTTATATCCAGCTCGTGGAATATCGCCTTTCCCCACACCTCAAGGTCTGTCAGCGAGAGCTTGTATTTTCCGTCCGTCCTCGTCATCAGTCCGAACCCTGCCTGTGCCGCAGTGTCATAGTCCGCCGACCGCAGCGTCTTCAATATCGCCTCTCCCAACTCCGACACGGAGAATCCCTTTCCCTGCAAGCTCCGCAGGAAAGCATCTCCGAACTCATTGATGGAATACTCCGAGTTGACCAACACTCCCTTCAGAAAGTCTATCACACCATAAGCCTTGTCTTTCTTGAGCTTGGAGAGGAAATAGTCCTGTCCTATGGATGCTACCATGCCTTCTATCTGGGCATTGGTATAACCTCCAGCTCCGCTCGCTCCGTCCACAATGGAGGAAATCTGATTCTGGATCTTCTGTATCGTGCCTACTTCCTTGTCTTCTTTCAGCGTTATGTCGAAGGTCGGCAACTTGCCGTCTTTTTCCTTGATTGACAGCTTTTCTATCGTGACGCTTTTGTCTATCTGAAGGTCTTCGTCCTTGAAATGTATCAGGTCGCCTTCCTTTATCGTTTTATAGATAGATTTTATGGTCCCGGTTTGGTCTGCTTCGGCTTCATCATTCTGACGCGCCATAAATATCTCGTCCACCTTTGGTGTGTAAACTTTTCTCGTATAGTCGTTGTCAAGGAGCTTCGCTATAGTGTAACGCAGCAGTTCTTCCGAATTGTGCGACACGTAGCTTTCTGGCATGTCGAGTCCTGTCAGCACAAAATGGTCACCTGAATCTATCGGAAAGGAACTATAAGGGAAGTATAGTCCCAGACCATTGTCAAGGGTCCTCTCAAGTCTTAGCTTCCATCGTCCGTCTTCTTCCTTTGTTACCGCAGCAACCTTAAAGGAACGACCGCCACACATACCGTCTTTCATGTTTATCTGGAAGTCGTCATTGGCAAGTGTTTTTATATCGAAGTCTATCTCTTTTTTGAGATATATGTCGAAGTTCGGCACATTGTCGTCTTTATATACACCATTGTCCGTTACAGTTCCTCTTGACCCCGTATCTATTACGTCCACCCTCTCTTTGCCAATCATCATCCCTTCAATGGTAGGATATATGTCTTTCAGTCCGTTCTTGTCGTCGTCGGTATCAAAGAATACGGATGCCGGTCTTATTCCCATCTTGTCGATGTTCGGCGATTCTATATAAGGTCTGTACTGGTTTGTCGAAAATCGTATGGCTGCACCTGTGGGATTCAGCCTCGCTTTTGTGTCATCTGTCTGTCTGTTCCACCATGTCTGCAAACTTTCATTCGGGAAGCCAGGCAACATCAGCCTGTCTATCGCCATATTATTCGGCAGGTCGCTGGTATAGGCAATGTTCTTTGATGGGAATTTACTGCGTTTGGCACCGTCAACGAAATACAGTCTTGTGCCGGCTGTCAGACCACTGATGAATTTTATCAGGTTTTCCTTTGAAGGCTCATCGCCTGTATCTGTCTGGTTGCCTTTATACTCTGAATAGAATGTCGTTTCACCTGAACTTGTCGTGGACACATACCCGGTTACTATCGTAATATCGTCATAAGTTACCTTCACGACGAAATCACCCTCGCATACGGTCGGAGTTGTCTGACCGGAGCCTTGCACTATATATTCACGACGTGTCGTAAATGCGCTACTCGTAACATTATGAGAGTCGAAATCCAAAACCAAGTTGCAGAAAGAGAGATCCTCGCTTTTACTCTTGATTTCTTTTATATCCGCCATACATCTTGCCCCTACCTCGGCATAATAGCGCGTGGGCAGGTTCGTGGTGTTGCCGTAGGCTCTCATGCGTGTGATGACTGCCTGGCTGCTGTCTGCTGTTTCTTCTATTTCATATAGCCCATTACCTTTGCCGTATTTGAATATATGCTCTGCGGTAAAACCTGTCGTTTCGATGAACACATTTCTTCCCCTTACAATGAAGTTTACATCAAACTGGCTGTTTACAAGACCGAGAACATCCCAACAGGTTTGTGAGCTTATTGAGAGCGATGTGCTTTCTATTGCCTTGGCTGTAACGTTATCACCGTAGACTTTTTCCCATAATGCTTCATCACAGCCTCGGTCCGTTATACTCTTGTCTTTGTCTCTTGTATAGAAATGCCAACTGCCTCCGCCGTAGATGTCGTTCATGTTGGCTTGCAGTCTGTCTGCTATATCGTCAAGACTGCTTACGTAAAATATGAATTTCGGAAGGGAGGTGTAATGTGCTTCATTATCGTTAAGCACTATATCAAGGAACTCTGACCTTACAAGCTCGTCTATATAGTTATTGAATACAACTCCGCTGTATTTAAATCCATCACCCTTTTCATCCTGTGGCGCAGACTTAATCTTCCCAGGGTCGTAGTTTATCTCAAATCGTTCGTCGCGGTAGTCTATATAGTCCCCGATGGTGAACTTCACCGGAACTTCATTCGTAATATCAACACTGATATTGCAAGCTCCCATCCATTCACCATTGTATTCAAGCTCTTTCACAACGACTGCCTTTCCGTTGGCGTCCGTCAGCGGTGTACCGTCTTTATGATATATCTTCCACTCTTCCATAATCTACGACAGTTTCGTTATATTCCCTTTTACGTCTACAACAGGTCTTATCTCTGTTGTCGGGTCATCGACAGTTACCTCTACAGAGAATATAAGGATGTCTCCGTCTGTATCGTTTCTTACAAGCGTCGCTTCATCCGGTATCCTACTGAAACGGATATGCTGTCTTCCAATCTGTGTATAGTCGCAATACAACTTCAAATACACGCCGTTGCCATCCCCGCCAATTAGATAATCGTGCAATTTCTTTATCTTCTCGTTTGCCGAGAATTTTCCTCCCTTGCAGCACAGCTCTATCTTCATTGTATAGTTTGATATTGCAAGTTTTTGCGGAACATAAACGTCCTTTCCGTCTTCACCTGCCCAATCTCTTTCGGTCAGCGCTTTCGGGTCACCCAACCTTACGAACGGGATGGATGCGCACTGTAAATCAAAGTCATCTATGATATTCATTACAGGCGACCCTGATTTCTCTTTCTGCATGTATATGTTGTAATATCTTGCCATGTTCGTTTTTGTTTCTACAAATTTAAAAATAATTGCATGAATATGCAATTAATATCACATAAATATACAATTATTCTGTTCTTATTTGCTGCTTCTGTCTCTTACTATCGCTTTGCCGTCTGTCTTTGTCTCTCCTCCGTATTTATAGATAAAGCATTTTGCTGAAGGAGCACAGGTTACATTGACTTTCGCGTTGTCGTACACACTGATATGTACGTAGGCGTGTCCGTCAATTCTTATCGTTACATTTGAATTGTGTCTAACGTATATGTTGCCGGCATCGTATCCTCCGCATAAAATGGAACCTCCGCATCTTCCATTCAGGATTACGGTCTTTGGATGCTGCAAATGCACTTCTTCGTCCACGTAAACGCCATGTTTGTGTATGACATCTCCAAAGTCTTTTTTCATCACTTCCGTTGAGGGGAAGTTGTGTTGTATACAGAAGTCAAGCCCTGTTACAAATTTCTCGACCATTTCGTCCTTCGACGTGCCGTTCTTCCATTCGGCAGTCCACTGGGCGCATAACCCCAGTGACACCGCCTCTTGCTTCATCCTGTCGGAGAGTTTTCTCTCCTTTATCTGTCCTGTTATTCCCATATTAAGCTACACTTAGTTTCTTTGTTCCGTTTGTCAATGCTCTCATCCAGTCGTACATGTTGCTTATCATTTCGTTCCTTGTCCTTGCAAGGCTTACAAGGGTTGTCAGCTGTTCAAGCTGCGACTGCGCTATGACGTTCAGGTTCGGCAGATACTTTACCGCCTCCGCTATCAGGATTATGTTCTCCCTGTTTACACTCACATCAAGCCGTATGGCGTTGATATAGCTTGCCAACAGGTCTGCCGTCTCCTCGTTAATACTCTTTATGGAGTTGGAAACCGAAAGGCTGCCGTTCTCCGAAAGGTCATATCCCTTGGCTTTTAATGCGTCTAATATATTTTCAATATTTTCTACACTATTCCCGACAGCTTTGTCCAATCCGTCAGCTATCTTTGTCACATCATCAGATTGCAACTTGCCTTCGTTTTTTTGCAGAAGATTTCGTATGTCTTCCTGCACAGGCTCAAGGGCGATTTCAAGAATACTTTGACTGATCATATTCTTGGTAAGCGTTTTGACTAACTCTTGAACTTTGTCCTTATAAGCGTCTACCGCATCTTCTCCCTTGCTCCAAGCCTCTACAATGGCATCTGTAAGCTGACTTGCCCAGTCTTTCAAGTCTATATTGTAAATGTCCTTAGCCCAGTCGTCAATAAAGGTCTCAATTTCATGGTCAAGTTCTCTTATCTGTTGCTTATAGTCCGAAATTGCAGAGCTATCGCTGTTTTTCTTTTTGCTTTCAGCGTTCATCTGCTTGTTCACCTCGTCCCTCTGTGCCATTAAAGAGGCATACTCGTTGTCAAATGCAGACCCTGTTCTCTGACCCTTGCTGATTTGCGCCTGTGTATTACTGCTGTATTTGGACTTGTTGTCGTATAATAACTTTTTGTCTACCTCCGAAATCTTAAAGTTATAAATGCCACCAAGGGTGCTTTCTATTGTACTCTTGATATTCTTTGTCAGATTTTCCATCTCTTTCTGACGCTGCTGGCTTGCTTCTATCTCCTTTTGGAGGGCAGCATCGTGGGCGGCGGCAAAACTACCGATAATGCTTATAGCAGCACTTGCCGCGGCTCCATAAGGGCCAAGATTCCCGATGAGCTTCTGGGCACCGGCGCCGAGTCCGTCCATCTGACTTAATGTCTGGAAGGCTCCTGCCGTGCTCGCTGCTGCACCAAGGGCATCGCCACCGCCTTTCATTATTCGCCCGGCAGTGGTATCTTTTTTCCCGTATGCTGCGAGCAGGTCAAGAACCGGGGACATTATATCATTAAGCGCCTTGAATTTATTGGCCACACTCTGTATGGATTTCGGAAAGTCGGCGTACTTACCCGCCTGTCTGTTCTCAAGTTCATCTTTGGAATAACTACCTGCCTTCATTCCCATCCGCTTGCCAGCCTCTTTATCGACAGTATATTTCCCGTTTACCGGCTTGTTATTTTTTATAAAGCTTCCGATAGCATTCCCCTCACCCATTGTGCTGAACATCACACCGAACGGGTTGCGTTCTATCTGTTCTGCCCTTAATTTATCAAGGGCATCTCGTAGCTGTTTTACAACATCTATACTCAGTCCTGCTTTTGTTGAGAATTCTTCGATGTCTTTCGTCATCGTCTTTATTGTCTTGCTCGACACCCTACTCAAGTCATCGAAAACTGTGGCCCAATCACTGCTTTGCTGGAATTTCTGAAATTCGAGCTTTGAGTTGTCTTCGTTGTAGCTTTTGTCTTCTCCTTCTAAAGCTCGCTTCTTGAACTCTGGAGACATGTCCGTACTTTCTTTTATCTTCTTGACGTTTTGCTCGTGCTTTCTATACAGGTCTTCTATCTGCTGATCTATGGTGGCATTGTCGGTTATAAGCTTTGTCATCAAGTCAAGGGTTTCTTCCTTTACTTTCTTCAATTCGTCCTTATACTTGTTGAATACCTCGCTTATACCCTCGCTGTTCTCTCCGTATGCAGCATTAAAATCCTTTTCGCTCATGGCGAGTACTTCGTCTACGGTATAGCTCTGTCCGCTCCTTTCATTGGCTTCGGGCAAAACTTTCTCCATTTCGTTTTTAAGCCGGTCTTTCAATGACGTGCTCTGCACCTGACCGCCAAATGCCATCTGCATGGAACTTTTTCTGTCACCTGTCAGCTCATACAACTGCTTATATATGTCATACTCTTTAGAAAGCAAGTCCAATTTCTCACGCAAGTCCTTATTTACGTCCGAAATTCGCTCACTTTCAAGCTCTCGGTCTTTACTTGATATACTTGCTATCGACTTGTTGGCAAAGTCTTTCCTGTCTTTCGTCGTTTGCGGCAGACTCCCGATAAGCTGTTTTATGCTACCGCCGTAGTCGCTCAACTCGGTAAGGCCATATTTGTATACCGGAGCAAAATCCTTGCTGCTTTTCAGCCTTTCTTCCGCTCCGCCACCATACAGTTTCTGGTATTTACGCAACTCCGAGTAATAGGTTTTATAAAGAGAAATCTTCTCTTTTAAAGCATCAAGTTCCTTGTCTTCTTTACTGCCTTTTTTGCCTTTACCAAAGTTGCCTGTTACCTTGTTCTTGCCTACATCAAGGTTTATACCGTTTTGTGCGGCTATTGTTTCAAGCATTTTCTGCTGACGATACATGGGCTGCGCCTGTCCCGCACTTTTTGCAGAATCATTTTCATTCCTTACGTCTCTATACTTTTTCCTTACTGCTTCACCGAAGTCGTACCAACCGGAGCTTTTGCCATTATTCAACGATTTAATGAACTCCGCCATTTCCTTTTGCAAAAAGCCGCCCTTACCGCCAGACAGCTTCCCGCTCTTGTAGAGGTTGTCAAAGGTTGTCCTTTCTACCGTACCGACCTTCAACGGATTCTTCCACACTTTCGGTCCTTTGTTGTTTGGTTGAGGTGTTGCCGTTGACAAATTTAATATAGAACGAGTAATTTGCTGTAACCTTGCAACAAGTTCCGGTACCTTTCTATTTGCCTCGGAAAGCATCTGGTCGAGCATGGACTTGAACAGGACAGGATTTTTCCTGCACCATTCAGCAAATTTAGTCTGGCTCATACCCATACTCTTCCTCATGGACTCTAAATATTTTGGTATGTCGTCATTGGTTATTTGACCAAAAGAATATCCAAAATCGTCCAAATCGGAACCAAGGTTGCCAAGTTCGTCTTTTAGCTCTTTATTTCCCCTTCCCACCGTCTCAACAAAACGATACCATTGGTCGCCGCCATCGACTCCCAAATAATACAAAGCTGACAACTTCTCTTCAAGGGTCATTCCTGCTGATCCCGCTCCTAAAATTGACGTTGCGGCTTTGTCCATTGAGGCTTTCGTCGCATCGCCGAATTTTTCCATCTTTAGTTGTAGACTTGTAAAGGCTTTAGCCATATCGTCCGTACTCTCGTCTATATTCTGGTCGAAATAGTCGGGAATGAACCACGGCGCTCCCGTCGCAGCTTTCGCTTCAGCATAAGCGTCCGCATACTTACTGTCGTTCTTGCTTGCTTCCTTCGCGTCAATTATCTTTTGACGCAGAATGTCATACTCCTTGTTGAGGTCGTTACAATTATCTATCTGCTTTTTTATTGTATCTGTATAAAGTCCGCTCTGTTCAAGAACTTCCTTCATCTTGTCTACTTGCGCTTGCAAGTCGCCACCGTAATCAGCTTTCGGGCTGACTTCTGACAAGGTTTCCGACAATGCCTTGAAATTACTCTTCGCATTTTCATTTATTTGGTCTGACTCCTGCTTGATTTTTTCCTTGAACGAGCTATATGCGGAATACATTGCCATACCTATCGTTACTCCAAGGGTTGCAAGATTCCAACCGGAAAAGAAGTCTCTAAGTTTTCCCATGCCTTGATTTGCTCCGAGCTTCAGTCTTGCCAATGCGCCTTCTTTCGTTATCAGCTCTGACTGCTTTGAACTGATAAGCCCCATTATCTCAAGCTGTCTTATCAGCTCTTTTGAAATAAGACCTTCTCTAACAGCTTTCTGCATCTGCAACAGACTTAACTTCCCTTCAATGGCAAGTTTCTCCATTGCATTCATCTTGGTTTGGGTGTCAGCAAGCAAATAACCACGGTTCATAATGTTTTGTGTCGCCTGCTCTCTTGTTATTTGACCTTCAAGTACAAGTCTGTTCTGCTCTACCATATATCGGCGCAACTCCAACTGCTGTGCTGTCCCCAAAGCTGCAAGCTCACTTGCAATACCTGTCTTGGCGGCTATCGCTCCAGCTCCTTTCCTTAAAGCAAGCATGCCACCAAATGCGAGTAACGCGGGGCTGAACTTATCTATCATCAAGACAAGACTTGTAACACCGTCTATGATAAGCTTGAACGTTCCTCCTATAACATTCTCACCCTCTGCAAAGCGGCCGAGCATAATATCCCAAGCATCAATAAGCTTGTTCCACTTTCCAAGCAAGGTGTCAGACAATACAAACTGCATATTGTAGAACTTACCACCCTCGTCGGTCAAACCCCACAACACTTGTTTTACGTCATCAAACGATACTTCTCTCTGACTGATCATCTTTTTGATGTCGCCCTCGGTATAGTCCGTCTTGCCATTCTTTGCTGTGGAATTATAAAGTTCGGCAATACTCTTTAATAGTGGTAATCCTGCATAAGCGAATTGTCTTAATTCCTTTCCGTCAAGCCATGAGCGGGCTTTAACCTGTCCGTAGGCCAAACCTAAACGTTCAAAACTTACACCAAGTCCAGAAGATATATCTGCAAGTCTCTTCGTCGTTTCATATAACTCGTTTGCTTCCACACCAAACGCCGCCAACTGCTTCACATCCCTGTTCAGCTCGCCGAACTTGAACGGGGACTGCAAAGCGAGTTCCTGCGTTTGCTTAAACAATTCGTCCGCTTTCGCTACATCTCCGATGATGGAGCGCAACGCTATATGCTGCTGCACTATCTCGCCACCGGTCTGTATGATGCTGTTTGCAAACTGCTGCACCCCATACACCAGACCGCCTTGCAGAAAGAGATTCTTCAAATCCTGTACGGTGGAGTTTACACCGCTCGCCGACCTCCGCGCCTGCTCAAAGGCACTCACCAAATCGCCACGCACTCTCGCTGCCGTTGCCGCTATCTCCTGACGGTGCTTCTCCTCCAACTGGATTGCCTTCTGCTTCTCGCTTACCACTGCACGCATATTGCTGATAAGAGGAGTAAAATCACTCGTCCCTCTGCCCATAGAGAACAAATCCCTCGCCGAATAACTGCCGAGGTTGCTCATCGCTGTACGCAATGTATTCAGTTCCTGTGTAATCTGAGAGAACGCAGAGCGCAGGTGTGCCAATTCTTCTGTAGGCAAAATGTTCTTGCCCTGTCCGAACAAACCTTGTATTTGCCTTCTTTGCGCTTCAAGCTCCTGTACGCGGAGTTTAACCAAGGCTTCTGCCTGCTGTCTTGTATGAGCAACAGCTTCCTGTCGTGCCTGGTTCGTCCTCCGCGTCGCTTCGGCAAGTCTGTTTTCCGCGGCAATCATTTCATCGTTTCTTCGGATGATTGCCTCTTTAAGACGGAGCAATTCTCTTTCCCGCTGCGCAAGCTCCTGCGCCTGGCGGGATTCGTTTACCATCGCAACGAATGCTCCGTGAGCTTCCATTTCCTTGTCTCTTGCAAGTATATTCTCCTTTAGCTTTGCAAGCTCCGTGTAACGCTGCGCAAGTGCCTGTGCCTGCTGCGACTCGTTCTGCATCGCAACGAATGCACCGTGTTCCGTTGACTGCCTGTCACGCTCTATAATATCCGCCTTTAATTTCGCCAGTTCTCTCAGCCTTGCACTCAACTTCGCAGCCTCTGCCTGCTGTATGTTCATTTGCGCGGCTATGTTCTTGAAATCCTCGGATATTTCTTTTGCGTATGATTTGTTGAAGACCCCGAAAATGCCTTCAAGGTCTTTCCTTGTGCGTGCGGATTTAAGGTCAAGCCCCTGCAACAGCTCACCAATAGCGTTTAAGTCCTGTTTTACGTTGCTCTTTACGCTAAGATTAAACCATAAATCCCCTAAATTTCCACCTGCCATATTTCTTCCTGTTTTAGTTTTGTGTTATTTTAAAAAATCAGCCAACGACACCTGCTTGCCAACAAGCTTGTCTCCGCCTTCCTTCTCCTTTCTCTCCTTCCATTTCTTATAGGCTGCCTCGGCACGAGCCTTCGTCATCTTCTTGTCTTTCTTCGGATAAACCACCAAAGGCTGGTCCGCAACCATCAAGTCTATCTGTGCTGAGCTGTAGCCCCACCAGTAATCATAAGCCCTGATACCAAACTTCCTTTCAAATAGGAAAGGGAACTTCTCCGCTAAGGAGTGGGCGGCACCCCAACTTGTCCTGCTTGGGTAGCACTTGCTTCCTTCCTCGTCATCGTCATCATCAGATCCGTCATCCCTGTCGCTAATATGGTAAGCAGCGAGGATGCTGCCGACGGTATTTTTTTTTTAGCAACATCAACCACCCTCAATACTTCCACATCATCGAGGTCACACACGTAATACAGCCAACGCCACCATATCCAATACAGAAGTCTTATCTTCCATATATTGTTTAGCAGCAACACTACGCACACTTTCACATTTCGCTTGTCTGCATTTTCCTCTTTCATGCAGATATGCGAGAATTTTCTCATCGAGCCTTTCTTTAGCCACCCTACGGTATGCCTCTTGCCTCTGAACATTACATCTGTTGGTTCTTCCGACAATACGTTGTCAAGGAGCATCTGCAACTGCAACTCCGGCTGCTCTATCTTGTTTCCTTCTGCCATGTCTTTTCTCTTTGTCTTGTCTGTAAATAAATAAGGCGGCACGGCATTTTTTGTTCTGCCTGCCGCCTCGTTATCATACTGTCGCCTTACTGTCCTTCGTTTCCTCCTGACTCGCTACGCTGCTTTTTTTTTAAGATAAGCGAAGCTCTTCTGGCCTGCACCCTCAACAGTACCCGTCAGCTTGAAGGCTATAGGCTCGGTGCTGGTGTTGTCATACAGGAACGTTGCGTAAAGCGCAAGGTTCGTCACCACAAAGAGGTTGTTCTTTGTTGCCTCTACAAGCACGAAGGTTCCCTCCATCTTGTACTTTGATGCCTCCCATGCGTAGCCCTCATAACCTGTAGCGCCGTTATCTACAGTAGTATCACCGGTTGTGATGCTCGCCTTGGTAATCTGGGCGTAAGCGCTCTCACCGAAACATGTCTTGATGATTTCCTCGTTCACGGATGGCACTGTCAGCTCTACTGACATGTCTCCGGCTGTCGAACTGGAGGTCCAGTCCGCATCAAGACCAATCACCTTGTAGTGGTTGATAGTCGGTGAGTCCTGCGTAATCTTCAATGTGTCTACTGTCACAGGAAGATTCAACTCCGGTGCAAGGGTTATCGTACCTTTTGAGAGGTCGATGTTTGTCTTCTGATAGTAGAGGTCGCACACGTCGTTAAAGACGGTCTTCAACTCCTGTTTTGTCTTTGCTGCCATATCTCTAAAGTTTTTGGTTGGTTATTTCTATTTTGTTCTTAATTCTCCTTGTATGATTGTCACGTCGAAGCCGTCGCCGTCATCACTCTGGAAGGTCACTGTAGGACGGGTCACGATGATGTTGTCTGTATCTACGGGAAATCTGCCGAGCACTGCTTGCACCTTTCTGCTGTTCTCTGATACGTCAAACCCGTTGGGGGACTTCACCGAGGTCTTGTTACGCACATATACCTCTATCTGCGCCGTTGTGACGAAATCATTGTAGCCGACGCCTATCTCCTGGTTGTAGATGCCAGAAGGTAGTCTTACAACAAGGTAGCTGCTTATCTTGCTGTCTACAGCACTCGGGCGGTTCTTCGGATATATCCTGTCGCAGATTCCCTTCATCGCCCAGCCGATGTCGTTATACAGTGTCTCTATATTCATCATATATATAATGTTTTCGTAAGTATAGGCATCGCGTCTCTTACTCCGGTCAACACATCGTGTCCGTACATGCTCTGTATCCAGTCGGCATACACCATAGGTGCAACCATGATTACCGCGTATGTATCTCGTTTCCAGGGATGAATGGACTTCAGCTTTTTTATCGCCGCTTCTCGTCCCGAGACATTGCCGCCGCCGACTTCTCCGATAAACACAGGCTCTTTGCTCGCACCGGAATAGGGTTCTACTGCGTCATACCACTTGGAAATGGGATATTTCTGCCCTTTTGCCAAGCTTCGCCTTTTTGCATCGGGGATTCCCATATTGGCGGCTCCGACTATCTGTTGCAGCTCACCCTTGTAGTATATTCCTACAGCGAATGAGTTGATGAGGTTTCCGGTCACTGAGATGAAATCGTGTATCTCGTATGCCGTACTCAGCATGTCGCAAGCCATATAGAACATGTTATGTAACATCTGTTCTTTTGTGAACTCCTGCACATTCCTAAACATTCTTTGGAATAGCTGGTCTGAAAACTTTCCATGTACTTGTTTTAATACTGCCATTTCCTGTCCTCCGAATTTTTACACCCTCCTCAAACTCCAGTACACCACGGTTCTGTTATTGTCGCCCTCGCAGTCTTTCACTACGCCTTCTTCCGTATGACCCCCTATCCTGCAACGGATAATATCTCCGTCCGACGGAAAATCACAATCGCTCCACTCGTCATACCTTACCGGGATGCTCGCCTTCCTCTTGTTCTCGTCAACCCTGTTGTCGCCTGTCGTCGTAGTGTCGGTATAAATCCTGCCGACTCCGATATAAAGCACGTCTTCCGCATCTACAAGCGGGGCGCAATCCTCTGCAAAAGGATTGTCGTCACTGCCTCTGCCTGGGATGATCCTCACTATCTCTACATCATGAGGGTATCTCTCGTTCTCTATTTCTTCGTCGTACATGATTCTTCCTTTCCCTACTTTATTATATGCGGCAACGGATAACCACCGAGGTCACAGGTGGCTCGCTTCACTCCGTGGCTCACTATCCTGAAACTGCTCTTCTTCTTCAACACTGACTCGGGTTCAAGCTCTTCATAAATGGCATTGGCCTCGGCCTTCAATGCTGATATGTCATCGCTGCTCAGCTCGTAGCCGCCTCCTGAATGGCTCCAGCCGTTGTCGGCATCGGAAGTGTTGTTCACCTTGCTCGCTCCTATGCAGAACCATTTCAGCACGTCGGCATAACACAGGCGCAACACCTTCTTGTCGCAGTCACAATAGAGTTCGTCAGGCGTAAGACCTCTGTCAGCGAGGTGAGCCTGGAGTGACTTTCTCGTCACGCCAAACTTCACCTTGCCTGACAAATAGTCCATGACAGTGAATTGCTCGCTTTTGTCTCGCTTCCTGACAATCATAGCTTATACTTTTTACTGGCCCTTCTTCGTGATGTCGATAATCCAACGGTAGGGGAAGTCAAGCATTGCAGGTACTGCCGCAAACATAAGGTCGGTGTACCACTCCTGATAGTCGCCGTTGGCGACTGTGGAGTTACACAACAGTCCGAGTCCGTTGTTTGTTGATGCAAATACCTTGTTGACAAGCTTGTTGCCGTACTTCTCGAACATCGGTTTGTCGCTTACCTGCTTGCGCTCGTACTCGAAGGCGAAACCTGCCGGACGCAATACGACGATGTTGTCGTCCCACGCCTTCACGGTCTTTACCGTTCCGTCGAACTTCATGCTGCGCTCTTCCTCGTCTACAATCTCTATCGGGGAGATTCCCTGGATGTCGGCGAAGGCTTTCAGGAACATCTCGGTGTTCACGCCGAAGTCCGCTACGTAAGCTACATAGTGGGCCTTGCACCAGTTGATATAAAGCTCCTTTATCTGCTTGTTGTTGAGGAATACATTATAGAAGGTGTTGTATGTCATCTGCCATACAAGTGCCATCTTGCTCTGACCGAACTCCTTGCGCCAGTTGTACTCAATCAGGCGCATCTGCTCCAGGATGTTGCACTCTGCGTCCGCCCAAGCGGCCTTGCCGCACTTCTTGAAGTTCTCCGCAGGAATAGGTGCCTTGTGCAAAGGTGCCTGGATTCCACGGCCGATACCGGTGTAGTCTATCTCTCCAGTTGTGGCAAGCTTGCCTACCATGAAGTTCATGGTCATGTCAAGGGAGTTCATCAGGTCCTGCACGTCGTCGCGCCACTCCATAACGAGGTCCTTGTCGTTGCCGAACTCCTCAAACTGCTTTGCCCTGTATTCTCGCTCCTCGGCGGTCTCCTTGAAGCCGTCCGTGATGAAGTCCGGGATGGTGGCTGAATAGACTTGCAGCGCCCCCTTGTCCTTCTGGAACGAACCTGCCAACGGAGCACGGAGGTTCGCAAGTGTGGCAGCTCGCAATGCTCGCTGCTCTACCGTAAAGGTAGCCACGCCCTTATGGTTGGTTGGCGTGAGGTCTGTCGCTATCTTGCCCTGCGTCAGATACCAGCCGTAGTTCACGTGGAAAATGTCTTTCTCGTCGATGAACTTCTGCAAATACCGTGTGTTTTCAGGGTCACTGAAAAAACGGGCCTTTCGCGAATTGTTAAAATCAAACTTTGGCATATCCTTTTAGTTTTTGTGTCGTTTCTGTTTCTGTTCTCTAACTCTTAGTTCTCCGCATACCACCACTCGGCATAGCGGCTCTTGTTCATGGCTTCCAATGCCGGTGGAATAGGACTCATCCTGCTCTTCCACATCACTACGTCTGTACCCAACAGACAGAAGTCGTTGAAATAGCGGGGGGCATGGTACTTGTCGCTTCCTGTCTGGGTGTAGAACGGCATGTCTACATCGCACGGGGCGAAGCAGTTCGGATTCGTGACCATCGGCAATACTGAACTTCCGGCGGATGCCGCCTCTACAAGCACCTTGCCGGCTGTCAGGTCGCCGAGAGCTGCCGAAAGCGTCACCTTCCATACGTCCTTGCCTGCCTGTACCGTCTCCTCTACTGCTGTGACAGTCACACCCAATGCCTTGGTCTTGAAGTCTGCCTGCCCTACCATGAGATTGTCACCGACAAACGGAATGTGGTGATAACCGTCTCTTGTGATGTAGATGGTCTTGTCGGTTGCTGCCGTTGTTGCCACAGCCACCTCGTAGCTCTTCAGAATCTTCACGGTACCACCGCTCTCGTCTGCAAAACCAAGACTGTGCTCTACAAGGTCGCCTGCGTAAATCTTTGCAGGTCCAGGGAACGGATTCTTCACAATTCCACCGATAGGGGCCTTGCGGAAAGCGTTCTTCACAGCACCTGGAAGGTCTACAAAGACATGTCGCTGACCGCCGATCTCCATCTCGGACTGCAATACCACGGCTCCGCTGTTGACAGCGCCCTGCGCCATCATCTGTCCATAGTAATCATTTGCTCTTTCCATAAATTCTTCGTCTTTGATTAATTAATGTTTGGTTTCTTTCGTGTGCCGCACTACTTATCGCCGCCTCGGGTGTCCTTGATGTCGTCCCACTCGTTATCACTGATAGTGGTCGGCGGCTTCGGATTTTCGCTCCCCTTGTGAGGAATGGCAGCACCTCCGTTGGCTCGCTTGTAGTCGGCTGTATATATGTTCTCCGCCTTCGATACCAAATCAAGGATGTCCGCATCTTCATCCGGTATGTCAAGCTTCGAGAGCGCGGTGTCAAGGAAAAAATCGTTCATCTCAAGCTTAGCCTTGCTGAACTTATCCTTCAAACCGCTCCTTACCGAGTCAAGGACCGCATTCTTTGCAGCTCTCTTTTCCCGTTCTGCGTTGGCTTTCTCCATGGCTTCGAGCTTCGCAAGAACCTTATCGTACTTGTCGTCGGGGTTGCCGCCTCCGCCGCCTTCTTTCTCGCGCTTGCGGTTCTCTTCCTCCTGTCTCTTGCGTTCGGACTCTTCCTTGCTCTTCTTTATCTCGTCCGAGACGTTCTTGTGCAGGTTCCCGTTCATGCGCTTCAAGCGGTTAGCCAACTTGGTAACTATGCGGTCGTTTGCTTCCGCATCGTCACCCATCTCGTCCAGCATGTCATCCAATTCGTCATTGATGGTACGCTGGCTCAGTGATGTAAACTTTGAAGTGTCTTCCTTCTCGTTCACTAATTTCAAGAGTTCTTCCCTTGTCATTGCTGTTTAATGTTTAGTTTTTGTGTCGGTTACATACTGGGTTCTTCCCAAAATGTATAATAATACATAAATTATAACGCAAAAATATGTATATTTATGCAAATATGCAAATAAAAATGAATATTTTTGCATAGATATTATATATTTATACAACATGAATACTTTTTCTGGACTTTATACGGCTTCTGGAGAACCTGTATATACGCAGGAATACATCCAGTCCCTGCGTGATGCCGACAAAAAGAAACCTGACGCGCTGAAGATTATAGCTCAGCGTGGCGGACAGGAGCGTATGCTCGCAATCGATGCCGACATCAAGATAGTCGGAGGCAGTCGCGGCGGTCCTCTTATGGTGGACACGAAGGTTGTCACACCTTTCGGCTATCGAAGAATAGGTGACTTGAATGCAGGAGACATCATCAGTGGTACTGATGGTGGAATGCAGCGTGTTATTTATAAAAAAGAACACGGCAAACTACCAGCTTACAAATTAAAGTTCATTGATGGTTCTGAGGTAATAGCATCATACGACCACTTGTGGAATGTAAGAAAGACTTGCTATCGCAGTAAAAAGAGAATCATTAACGGATTATCTATAAATGACGATTATCGGGTATGGACCACTCAGATGATTGTTGACCATCTTGCAAAGTTAAAGACTGGCGAGATTAAAAATAGCAAGTTACTCATACCTTTATGCGAACCTGTAAAGTTTACCCGATCTTGGGGAAATCGACACTATAAGCCGGTGAGCTTACCTTATGTTATAGGCGCCATAATAGGAGATGGATGTATAACTTCAAATATAAAGAAAGGAAGTTATGATGCCATGTTCTGTAGTGCAGACGATGATATCGTCAAGGAATTTGAAGATGCAGGTATTGATATGAGCAACAATGCGCAAAAAGAAGGTGGCGCAGCTCGTGATTACAGAATCAAGGACGAAAGACTCCGCAATGATCTTGAAGGACTAAAACTTTATGGTTGTGATGCTTTTAATAAGTCTATACCAGACTTCTATAAGTTTGGTTCCATTGACACAAGATTGGCTATTTTACAAGGTCTTATGGATACTGATGGAACTGTGGATAAGCGTGGACATTGTTCGTTTTCGACAGTTAGCGAACAGCTTGCTAAAGATGTAAAGTTTTTGGTAAATAGTCTCGGAGGTCTCGCTACAATTAATAAGCACGGGAACCATTACATTAAAGACGGAAAGCGCATTGAGGCAAGTGATTATTACTCTGTTTATATTAGGATAAATCAGTCTGAATGCTTGTTTCGTCTTCCACGGAAAAAGGAGCTTTGCTCTGAGTACAATGGTGGCATAAGCGAACTGGGAAGAAGAATTGTTGACTTTGAGTATGTTGGAGAGCAGGAGTGTTGTTGCATTGCTGTAAACAACACGAACTCGCTATTTATGGTCGAGGACTTCATAGTCACGCACAATTCCAAATCGTTCTCCTCCCTAATGGAAGTCCTCAAGGACATCAAGAACCCTGACTTCCACGCCACCATCCTGCGTAACGAGAAAGACGACCTCCAGTCGCTCGTAACTGACTCCTACAAGCTCTTCTCCCAGTTCGGCACGTACAACAAGTCGCAGAACGACATGACATGGAACTTCAATAACGGAGGGTGGCTCAAATTCTCATACTACGCAGGAGCATACCAGGATTTCAAAACCCGTTTCCAAGGCCGACAGTTCGCATACGTCTGCATCGACGAGGGTACGCAATGTCCTTACAAGAAATTCAAATACTTACTCACCAACAACCGTAACGCAGCGCATATCCGAAACCGATTCTGGATCACTTGTAACCCTGACCCTGAATCGTGGGTGCGCAAGTTCATCGATTGGTGGGTGGACGAGGACGGATATATCATCCCGGAACGTGACGGAGTGGTACGATACTGCTTCATGGATGGTGATACGCCTGACTCCATCTACTGGGGCGATACCCGTGAGGAGGTCTACGAACAATGCAGCGGAATCATCGACAAGCTGTGGAAGGACAGCTACGAGGAACTGGGATATACCAAGCTTGAAATGTTCATCAAGTCGGCAACATTCATCCGTGCTGATGTGTCAGAGAATATCAAACTTATCTCTACGGATGCTTCGTATATCGCCAACCTCGCACAGCAGGACGAGGAACAGCGCATGCGTGACCTCGAAGCCAACTGGAACTGGAAGGCGGCTGGCGATGACATGATCAAGTTCAGCGACCTTGAGGAAATCTTCGACAATGCGGAACAGGTCGGAGACGGCATCGACCGCGCGTCTGCCGATATTGCCTTCACCGGAGGTGACAACTTCGTGATGTGGCACTGGAGGGGAAACCATATCCTTGACCTGCAAGTACTCAGGCTTGACTCCAAGACTCTGGTATCCTGTATACAGACTAAACTGCGGGAATGGGGCGTGGAGGAGTGCAACTTCACATACGACTTGCAGGGTATCGGTCAATACCTCAAGGGATTCATGCCGGAGGCGGTGCCGTTCAACAACCAGGCGGCTCCTGTCGCTACTTCATACAAGGAGGAGGAAGGCGTGAAATACCTTTACAAGGACCTCAAGTCGCAATGCGCATGGATGTTCTACAAGGCTGTAAAGGAAAAGGGGTTCTCTATTGAACCTTCCCTGCTCGAAAGGAAATACTCGGGTGACGGATTCAAGAACCTCCCTCTCAGACAAATCCTGCAAAAGGAACGAAAGATGCTGCGCCGCGACGACAACAGCGACGACAAGGGATTCAAGCTCCTGCCGAAATCAAAAGCCAAGAGGTATGTGGGGCACTCGCCTGACTTCTTCGAGTCTCTGATATACAGGATGATTTTTTCACTCACAAAAACTAAAAACAAAAAAATTAAAGGACTATGGATGCTATCAAGGTAACTAATTTGAGGGAGCTTCTCGTAAAGAAGCCGTTTTTCGAGGTCACGCCGACCGGATATATGAACCACTATTTCGTCAACAGGGAAATCAGTGACAAGGTGATGCCGGACATGCCGGAGGACACTATGTATAGAGTGGTGAAGACCCAGGCGGACTTCATCAGGGAGTTTTATCCGTCGGGACACCGGATTTGGGACAAGAATGAATATCCTGACATATACAAGCAGAACCCGGAAGACGGAAAATGGTACGTGCAGAAGATCGCAAGGACAGCATTCGCCTTCCAGATGCTCATCTGGACTAAACATGTTCTGCATGCCACCGGAAATGACGTGCAGTTCGAGCTTGCTGACTTCGAGAGCGACGGGAATGTGGAGGAGAACCTGAAGCTTCTCAACACATTCAAGAAAGGGTGGCTCATGCACGACATGGAAATCAGATTCTTTGAGGCCGTATGTGCATATATGAAGGTGGCGGACTGCGCCATCGTGGGATATTTCGACAAGGACGGAAAGTTCGGCACAAGAACTCTGTCATACGACAACGGAGACACCCTGTATCCACACGCCGACCCTCTCACAGGCGAAATGATTGCCTTCGCACGAAAATACTACGACTACGACTCCGAGGGGAACGAAACGACTGAATGGGTAGAGGCATGGGACGACAGAAAATTCTACAGATTCAAAAAGAATGCGGACAAGGGGAAAATAGGCAATGTGATTACAAAAATAGCAAAGGTGTTCGGAATCAGCGACTACACATGCGTCGAGGAGAAGGAACACGGCTTCCTGTTCCTGCCTGTGGCGTATGCAAGAAACAATGACGGGCCTTGCTGGAATCCTGTGCAGAGGAATGTGGAGGACTACGAGGAAGCGTATTCTTATCTCTGCGAGAACAACAAGGCGTATGCCTTCCCTATAATGTCGCTCACAGGGGACGGAGACAACATTACGGTCACAGGAGATAATACAGGAGCGGCAAAGACCATACTCATCACCGACCCAAAAGGGAAGGCGGAGTTCCTTAACGGCACGGATGCCTCGGACGCTTTCGCAACACAGCTCAACAAGTCTTACGACCTCATATATGAACTTTCGTTCACCGTCAAACCGCCTGAGCTGAAATCGGGCGACCTCCCTGGTGTGGCTATCAAACTGCTGTACTCTCCGGCTATAGAAATCGCCATCAACGACTCTCAGAAACTGCAACCATTCCTCGACAAGCTTGTGCGTATCTGCAAGTACGGCATCGGAACGGAGGAGAACTGCATGGCTTCTATGACAGGACTGCCTATAAACGCATGGATGGAGCCGTATATACATCAGAACGACACTGAACTGATTACCAACCTCGCCACGGCCGTACAGAATAAGTTCCTCTCTAAACAGACGGCTTCGGAACGTAACTCCAAATTCAGCAAGAACGACGAGTTCACACGTATCATGCGTGAACAGAAGGAGGAACAGCAGCAGGATCTCCTCATTGACATGCAGCGTGCTGACCACGAACTTGAAAACTCTATCGAGGAGGAAGAAGCAACGGCAAATATCAACGGCGGCAACGGCGGTAACGTTCGCACAGGTAATGGTAGAAAGGCAGGAAGACCAAGGACGGTAGATACCGATCATTGGGGCAACAGAAAAGATGGCTCTGAAAAAAATTGGGATGATTGGAACAGTAAGCACTAAAAAATACTACATAAAGATACAAATGGAGGTATGCCTATGAACGAGAACTCACGAAGCCTTAACTATGCAGCTAAACGCATACAGGCTATCCAAAGCATGGAACGCCGCATACAGCAGATTATCTTCCCGAAAGCCAAACAGATAATTGCAGCGGCAAGGAAGTACCGCAGCGGAGACAGGATCACGAATGAATCTGCCCTGCTCAGGGAGGCTCGCAGCATAGCGGCTGCGGCACAAAAAGACATCGAGGCTTATACAAGTGCATACGCCAAGGCTTCGTGCAACATTCTCGGCATCGACAGCGGAAATGTTGAGTCGTTCCTCGTCAGCGACATCTACGGAAAGACTACGGCTGAAAGAAACTCTGTCTATCTCGCCAACTTCGCGGAGGACATCGTGCGCATGATTAAGGCGGGCACCATCATGGGCTACCCTGAATCGCAGATTCTTTCAGCTGTCCGCACCGGATACAAAGACCCGTACCACGCCTCTGTAGTAACAAAAGCACAACGCAAGGAGATTAACATCGCTACTCCTTCCTACGGGAAGGGCGTATTCCGCAATGCCTACGAGAATATCGTCCGCAACGCCTCACAGGTGATTTCCATCGCATGGGGCATTGCGGAACAGGAATACGGAAAGGAGAATGGGGCTGTGGGGTTCAGGTGTTATCGTGGCTCGTCTTATCCATGTGCGGTTTGTGATGATGAGTGCTCGTATCTCCATAAGCTTACTGACCCGTTCCCGCCGTTCCATGTTAATTGTGTTTGTTACACTAAATTTGTTTTCGAGGAAGAATAACCACTAAACTATACTATTATGCAAGGATATACTTTATCAGTACAAGCAAGGAAGGTCGCCAAATCTTACGGCATGGCGGCACCGGAATATCTTATCTACGCTGACCTGAGAGCGGCGGGATGGTGTCAGCGTGACGCATGGAGCGTGGCATTCCAAGGGAAAGGTCTCAACTGGGACAAAGCGGAACTGGAGCGGGAAATGAACAAACTGGAGGCGCTCGGCTCAGTACAGAAGCGTGTGGAGGAACAGACTAACAAGAAGTCTGCCGAAGACCTCACTCCTGAACAGCTCGCAAAGGCTACATCTAAGGAGCAGATTCTAAAGGACCTCGTTATCGCACGCTCCAAAATCAGGAATACGTCGTCCAAGGAATGGGCGGACTACACCAAGATGATAGGTGACTTCGCAAGGGTCAAACAGGATGATTTGAAAACAGAGGACACTACTATGCACTTCTTCCTCCCTACGGCTTACCCGAGGTCGTGCGCCGATTGCCTGCTTTTCAGAAACGGAAAGGCGGACTTTCAAAAGAAACGTTAAACATCTGTTAAAAGATATGATGACTTGCCGGATTAGGACAAAACACCATATCTTTGCAGTGATTTTTGAACTCTCTGAATAGAGACTCTGAATCATAATTCAAATGTTAATATGGCGGTGCTTCGGTACCGCCTTTTTTAATACTCCTTGCCTGTCACTTTCTCCAGGACCGTGACGAAGGTCGCTCCCATCAGCTCGTCATGAAACAGAGGCAGGTATGCCTCCTTTGGCAGCTCCTTTGTCTCCGCCGCCTCCAATATCATGCGCAAGGCATGGTCAAGCAATATGTGGTCTTCTATTATATCCACCACTCTTTCTAATCCTTTTTCCATAATCATTCCTCCTTTTTCAGTTCTTCTGACATTTCTTTCAACACTGTTGCATACTTCTCGTCATCAAGGACATCCTGTGCCGCTTTGTCGCTTTCCTCTTTCAGCTCTGCCTCACTCTTACCGGCATCCTGCTTCTCGTTGAGCTTCTTGCCTGCCCTGTCAAGGTATTCCGACAGGAGCTTCTGCTTTGCCACCATATACTCGAAGTCTCCCACAGTGGTCGTGTCTGCAAACATGGCACAGAATATCGCCTCGGTATTATGGGCTTCTACTCCCATAAGCTGATGGTTGCCTGCCGCATCATGCACCACATGAAGTTCGTCAAGGGCATCATACATCGTCGTGCCGATGACAAACTCCACTGCCCATGAGTCCGTTATCGTACTCACCTTGATATACGGCAGTGAGGCTCTCTGCAAATGCTTCTGTATGTACGCAGGGATGTTCGCTGCATTGCGCAGATTCTTCACTTCCTGCTTTGACAGGCTTTTCGTGTACTTCAATATCTTGTAGTTGCCTACTTTTACCTTTACTCCAAAATCCATAAGCTTTATATTTTAATTGTTATAAATTGCTTCTCCTTCCATATTCCGCTATCAGCAGTGCGTCACACGTAGCGAGCGTTATCTTCTTGCCGAGCTGCGGAAACAACTGCTGCGCCTTCGCCTTCAACCTGTTCTTCCACTCTGTCTTCGTGAACTTGCCACAGGTGCCGAGCTGATATGTCTTCTCCCACTTATTCGGTGTCACGTCTTCTGTCGGGATGCCCAATGCAACCAACGCCATCTGTAGATGTCCGTAGCCCTTGCCGAAGTTGAACATCGCACTGCCGCCATTGCCAGGCATGCCGCCCACCCTCTCCAATACGCAGAAGCTGTCCTCAGAGTACTGTGACAGGAAGTCATACAAATCACGTGGCGTTGAAGGCATCTTACTCACCTCTACCACCGTTCCGTCTGCCAGGAGTACCGCAATGCCGCCGTGCTGTCCTGGATCTATACCTATATATCTTTTCATTTCTTCATATCGTCTCTAATGTAATCTATAATAACATGCAGTAATGTATTCGCACTTTCGTTGTTGAAAGGTTCGTACGGTAGCAATGGTAATTCCTTATGTTTTGTTTTGAACCAATTTGATAATTGTAATAAAACAGACTCTATTATATTGGCATCTTCCACACTTTTTATCATTGCAACAAGCCCGTCCGAAAAATTCGGTACTAAATCTACTTTAATCTCATTTCCCATTTTCCTCCTCCTTTCTTTCAAGTTCCATGATAGTAAGAATGGCGTAGTTTGCAAGGTCTTTAAGACTGTCCTTCATTCCCTCGCCCTTTACCTTCGCTTCGTCCTTCATAAGAGACTTCACACGCTCCAACTTCTCCGCCATGTGTCCGTAGGCGTATATCATGCCACACTCCTTGAACAGATTGCTGAAGCTTGAGCCGTAATCGTGGTTCTTCGCCTTGAAGGTATCATACATCTCGTCCGTGATTTTCTTGAAGCTACGAGCATCAGGCTCATTCTTCAAAACACCTATATAATCTTTCAGATAATCCAAGGTAACTTTGAGCTGACTTTGAACAATGCAACTATCCCGCACTTCTCTAACCAATTTTAGACACTTCGCCAAATCTCTATCCTTCTTTACTTCCGTAAAGAACTTATTTTGATCATCAAAGATTTTTTTAGCTGCTATCTTGGTCATAATAAGGGAGCTATCCTCCAATGTCACAGCCGTAGTTTTATCGTTTTTCTCCGGCTCTACCACCTTTCCGCAAGATTCGATATAGGAAATATTGATGAACATACTCTTTCCCGATTCAAGGCATTTGCAATTCGCGGTATATATATATCCCACCTTTGACATGGTTTTTGCCCCGATAACCTCAAACGTAGGTCTGTAGCTGGTCCTTAGCGTCGTTTTACTCTCACCATGATAAATATCAGTATAACAAGGAGTGTCTGGTATATAGTCCGAACCTCCATTCACCAAACGATGATTATACTTCATTTCATCCTCCCTACTCTCAAATCTGTAGTTCGGCAATGTAAATCGTAATCCTTCTTTAATGTCTTCTCTCTTAATCATAAGCTATTTCTCCTTATCTTTAATTTCAATAAAATCACTAATCTTCAAACGAGCCTTGTTGATGCAAGACGCAATCCAACCCATAAGGTAGGCGGAAGCCTCACCGCCATGATCCATGCCTATAGCATCCTCGATGGCATCACAGACGTGGGAAGCCTCATGGCAGCAGTAGTTCATCGACATATCCTTCTGGCAATGAAACGAAACAAGAACGCCTCTTCTGTTATCGCTCTTTCTGAAAGCACTGTCATACGTAATGCCGCCATATTCCCTATCCGGAACCTCACATCCGTCAAAGCAGGAATTTATCAATTCTTCCAAGTCATTACCGACGTGTACCCAAAGTTTAAAAGGGTAAATCCCGTTTTCGTATTCGTAATATCCTTTCTTCTTCATACAACTACTACCCAACAAAATGTTTAAACCTGTTCTGGTTATATTCGTCTATACAAGCCACAGCCTCACTTTCGGTCATTTGCTTCGCATGCTCGTAGGACACAGAATCATCCACAAGCATAAGATCTACGTTCATGCAGCCCATTTCCTCCAAATCCCGTTTGTTATAGTGGTCAAGACCAGCTTTTAATGCCTTGATGGCATCCTCTGCCTGAAAGAAGTAATCCAGATACTCATGATGGCGAGGGTAGTCGTAACAACAATACCGCATAACTCCAGTCTTGCACAATCCAGTCATGCCTGCCTTGTCCGAAAGCAGTCGTAGCTGTATATCTTTCACTTCTTTTTCTTTCTCAATACTACCTGACACTTCAGAAGCGCTCAGGTTTACGATAAATCTATAATTCTTCATAATTCACAAATTAACTTAGTTATACGTTTGTATGTCTTAATAATTGGAGCATTAAAAAATTCGGTCTTAACAATATATGTTCTACCCTGTTTTATAACCCCAACAAGTTGAGGATTAGCCCATATTCCATACAAATCTATACGATACGCCCCCTTGTCTGTAGCCACGAGATAATAGGTCTCTGTGTCAAACAGTTCTTTGCTGCCTGACGTTTCTACGATTTTGTCGACAGAGTACACCGTAATGGTGTCATACAACTCACGATCGCACTCTTGGAATCTCTGATCCCTGCTACACATTGCCAATAGCAACGTCACAGCGATTAATGCAATGAATAAATATTTCTTCATATCTCAACTATTTTAGTTTTGATACAATCTCGATGGCAGACAACAATGTCTTTTCGCTGATACCATTTCCACTACCAACACCATCTTTCTCAATCTTGTCAATGGAACTCTTTATAGAGTCTACTGCATCATGTATGCTATCTGCACTACTCTTTGCATTCTCCATTGATGATTGTAACTCACCGAAACGCTTGTCTATATAATCCTTCAACCTTTCTTCATGCTCTATAATGTTTATAGAGTTTGCGATTCTTGCATGCGTCCAGTTTTCTTCTATAGATCCATAATAATCACCTTTTGTATCATCATGAATCTTGGAAGACACAACTCTTAGACACACGAAATCGTCTCCATCCATTACAGCATACACACCCTCTCCTGATGGGTATAGTTCGGCTTTCGCCTTATCATCCCTACTCTCTCCTCGTATGTAAGCGACCTTTCCTAAAATATTAACTCTAATCTCCATTTCTCAACTATTTTAGTTTAACAAAATCAACTATCTCTATTGGTGCAAGAGATGTAATCACGTGATAACCCGTTGAATCGGTATAGTTAAGGGAGTTAACTCCCCTCTCTATCCTAACATCGGAAACACGGCATGTATGGATTTTTACAACCTTCGCTTCGTCAGGATAGTGTATAACAAGGGTTACGGAATACCATACCGTATCATCGTTAATAAATCCGCCGTTCTTGTATGTTTCACTGTGCCACACAAGAAGGCCAAAGATTAAAACTGCTAAGGCAAAAAGTGATAAAAAACACATTTCTGCACCCCAGACATTCAACCATCTTTTCATGTTCATATCCTCAATATTTATTTGTGTAACCTACCAATATGCCACTTAGAACAAACTTTACACAGGTAGCAAGTATATCCGAGTGTCTTCAACTTCGGGTTCTGCTGCAAGTACTCCCAGGCTTCATCCTCACTACCGTAAGCAACCTTCGACTTCCATGACCTCGCCTTTCTCGTCCAGTGCTCAGGGTCGGGAGTAAACGGAGGCATCTTATTCCTGTATCTTCTGCTCATTGCTTGTATAATTTAGATTTCCACTCCCCGTTGAGCTTATCGACAAGGGCTTTTATCCTTTCCCCGTAAAGAGTCTCAAATATATTTTTTTTCAAGCTCTTCCGGGTTCTCAACAGTAAGGTCACAGCTGAGATTTAACGAGCCTCCTTTGAAGTGACATTTTTTCACATCAATGCCTTTTTCTTTTAAGGCATCCCCTGCTTTCTTGATTTCGGACCCTATTTCGACATCCTTTACATAAATAACAGGTTTGCCGAAAATTTCTCTTTCAAACATACTCTATTCTGATTTAGCCGCTCTTTCCGCAGCGTTGTTCTTACGTTTGGTAATTATCATAAATAATCATTCTATATTCTTAAACACGACAAGCATTATGGGAATAAAGGCAAATCCGACAGACAGCACAATACAGCAGGGAAGAATACCCTTTTTGCTGAACACGAAAATTGCTGTAAGCAATACAAGCGCAACCAAGCCGAACAGCGAAATCCCGAACATCATCTTTTCAGAAATCCTCATATCAATCGTCCTCCTTGATGAAACTCTCCGAAGATGGCTCCGCGCCCTCCTCCTCGGCAATGAAATAAGGCCTGCTCAAATCCCTGCGGTTCGGAAGGCCATAGACAATGTAGACAATACCGCCGGCAGCACGCTTCTTCTTGAAGCTGAACTTCTGGGCCATCTCCTTGCCGAACTTCTGCTGCGTCATCACCGCAGTATCATTGTCCGCACAGAAACGGCAGAACTTGTCATAAAGGAACTGGGCGGACAGCTCCTCCCCAGGATTGTCCCCACTCTCCTTGAAGGCATGGAGACCGTAGACACTAAGCCACACAGCAATAGGATTGACCTCCATATTAGCTATGTTCTTGTAGAACTCGCACCTCTTGTCTTCGGGGAACACGAACCTCCGCGCCCTCAACTCCCTCGCGCCCCTGAGAACCCAGTTGAACACACCGGGCAACTCGTCCTTTATTATCTTGGCCGCAAGCTCCTTGTCCTGCTTCTCCACAGGGACAGTCACATCAAAGCACACATACTGCATCCTCCTTATGAAACCGAACCCCGAATCCTTTATCTCTGGAGTGCTGTTCAAGTGGAATATCATATAAGGAAGGCTCTTCGACTCAAGAACGTTCTGTCCCAACGCCCTCATGGTCACAGGCTCGCCGCTCACAATCCTCTTGAACATTCCAGTGTCTCCGGTACCGAACTTCTTGAAATTGGCATCGGTACACCAGTTGAATATGGCGTTCCTTATCCTGTATCTATTCCTCATCCCCTCGTCTCCGCCTGACGTCAGCTCAGGATAGTCAAGCGCAGTCACCCTGTCCCTGCCGAACAGAGCCGTGGCGACCTCGAAGACAACTCCCTTCCCGTTGCTCCCGCTTCCTATCAGTATAAGGCAAAGCTCTATCTTCGCAGTTGCCTTCCCCTCATACCTGTTGTACGCATCACCCCTCTGCACAAGACCCAGGCCGAGGAACATTTGCAGTATCTTCCTCGCATCCTTGCTCGGGAGCACCTCATGGAGGAAATTCTGCCACCTCACGCATTTCGCATTAGGATCATACCTGTAGGGATGGTAGTACGTCACATGGTACGAAGGGGAGAAAGGCATCACTTGAGGGTCGGGGCATCCGAAGTCAACGACACCGTTCTCAAAAGCAACAATGTCAAACTGAGGAGACAGTATGTTGTATAGCTTTATAGTCTCAAGGAACACCTCCTTGCATATCACCGACCTGTTAAGCACAGGGGCAATCATCATATCCTCGATTATAAGAAGATAAGCCTGCTCAACCACACTCTTGTCAACAGACTCGTATATCTTACCGTTGAACATATAGAACTTCCCGCTGTACCACTTCACAGGAGAAGCCTTCGCCAATTCCCTGAGACTCCTCCTGAACATCACCATCAACCTGTTGAAACCAACACTGTTCACAGGACCCCAGTCACAACGGAATGACTCAAAGCCATACTTCACGTCCCTCGTCAGCACAAGCAGCTGAGCATGCAACTGCTCAACAGCCAGACCACCCTCCATCCTCACACTTCCGTCATCATCAACAATCTTCCTTCTTGCCATTACATAACATTTTTTATCAAACATAACAGGCAGCAGTGTACCAGTGAATATCCGAAATCCACGGATGTATACCGAAAATGCACCGCAAAACTCCTATAAACAGGGACTTTGTGCATATTCCAGAAAAAGCACCCCCACTCCTTAAAAACAATCCCTTTTATATTTTACAAAGTTAACCATTATTTCCTATAATAAATATACACAAACCTACTATATACACGTATTTTTATACACTTTTAACATACATACAGTGTAGCTTTTTTATACATCATTTTTAAGTGTTAATTTTGTTAACATTCAGCCCCGAAGTCTCGCAAGAAAACATTTCTGCATATAAATACACTCACACAGCCGTATTTTTCCTTTGATTTTATCTTTACAAGTAGCAAATATTTACAAACAAAATACACATGAAAAATCAGAAAAAAAATAAAAAAATTTACGAGAGGTGACTACATTCATTGGCCGTGCACCCTCGGGGGGGGGGTATGGGTGTAACTTGCATACTCTTTATGTAGACATTTCATCAGTTAAACCATGTTATAAGATATAACACAGTTTTTGTAAAGATTTTTTCAGTAAAAGATTTTTACATGTTATATTGGGTGTTATTTGTTGTAACCATCTATCTTTCAACCATTTATCAGATGTATATTAATACACTTTCTTTGTATATTTATTCACCAAATTATTTGTGTTAAATTATTTATTTTGAGTTAAATAAATTAACATATAATGTTAAAATAATTAAGTTAAAAAGGTGATTTTCTGCCAACATGTCAGCGTATGTTTATACATTTCTTTACATTTAACACACTGACTATCAACGAGTTATGCTTTTTATGTTACATAACACTGACAAACGTTTCGATATGTTAAATAAAGTCTGACAAAAGGGCTGACAAGTAAAATATCAAGACAATATTTGGCAGCATTTGTTAATTGTATTATACACACTTAAAACGCCATAACTCACTGACTATCAAGCGTTTAACATTTGCTTTTGCTATCTTATTTAACACTATATATAGCATTATTTTTGCTATATATATAGTGTACAGCGGTACAAATGACATGTGGAAAATCTACATGTTGCGATTTTGCATAACTAAAAAAATTCAACAAAATGAAAAAGAGTTTATTTAAGAAAGAGTTTGAAAAGTATGAAGGCTTAATGCAGTCTTTAAACGTCTTAAAGTCTGAAATTGAGAATACAAGCGCTGATGAAACATTGCTTGCAGCAAGAAAAGCAAAGGTGGAAGCATCAAGGCAATACACGAAGACACTTTATAAAGTAACCCTTAATGATAGGGAATATTTGGCCTTACAAACTGAAATCGTAAGAAAAGCCGCTTTAAACTTCTCACATGAACATAATTGTAAGGGCTTCTTTAATTGGTTTGAAGACAATGAAAAGGACCAACAGACACGAATAATAGATACAACACAACGCTTGCTATCTCATGTTACGGACTTGTATAAAGAGTATCAAGCCGGCGCCACAACGGCAAAGGCAAAGGCAAAAGCAAAGCTATCCAAGGCTGAGCAAATCGCGGCACTCAAGGCACAACTTGCAGCACTTGAGGCGGAAGAATAAGGCATGGAGGGAGATTTCCCCCTCCCTTATTTAATCATACAAAAAAGGTGTACCCACATTTTGGGCGCACCTTTTTTGTACCCTTATTTTTCCTGAAGGTGAAAAAACAGAAGGCCGGATTTAAACCGACATCCCGCATATCTCAAGTAGCGGACGTTCTCCAGTTGGAAATAATTCCACGGAGGGCGGCAGGTGAGAGGATCCAGACAGAGGGAAAACGAATCTGTAGAGATACAGAGGAGGCGGAGGACAAAATCCCGTCGAGCTGTCGAAAAATCCGGTAGGGAAACAAGCGAGCGTTCAAGCGTGCTAACTACCTTTTCCGAGTTGACCCCCACGAACTGAGTGGGCAGAGACACAGGCACGGAGAGCGGAACCACGGCAAGAGTTGTACGGGTTCTGCCGATACCCGAAGGCAAAGGAGAAGGCAAGAGCAGCAGCAGCGGCAGGAGCGGAATTTCCCAGGAGCGCAACTCAATGCACCGAACAGACCGGAGCCTAACATACGGCGGTATGTGGGTAACAGAGAATTAATCATAATTCATATTCTATCGTATGAGCGTGCGAGGTGTGGTTAACCGGAAACGCTCAATATCCGTTATCCGTCACGTGTGGCGGAGCGAGTGAAGAAAGTAGATACTGAACGGATGAATGAAATCTACCTGAAAGCGGTTGCATGTGAGCCGTGTTACCTTGAGTATGCAGCAGGGAAACATGCCGGAACTATCTGTCAAATAGTAGGGTGTCGAATGACGTGAGAAATTTTGCGAAGAGGGCAAAAGGAAAGAGCGGCATCCTGGCTAACAGGGCGGGGAGAAATCCCCGTCCTACAATATTAACCAATAAATTATAAGATTATGAATATAGTAACTGAGCGTGAAAAGCTCGATAAGACTAACGTCAAAAACGAGTATACGATGTGCAACGGCTTTGCGGGATGTCCAAAATTCACCTCAACCGAAGATGACGCTGTTTCCGACTGTATTAAAGAGAGTATGGCGATGAATACGAGAAATTGGTTGTATAAGATAGTTGACGGTAAGCCAGAAGAAATCGGTCATACGGAGAAGTTTGGTCCACGTGATTGGAGATTTATCTCAATAGCTAATTAAAGGGCACAAGCCAGAAAAGCGGAGCGTCATGGCTCCGTACTATCAACCAAATTATCAAGAATTATGATAGAAGAAATTGAAATGTGGGATGGTTTTGTTCCGTCCCCTACTTTCGGAGAGCTGCCACCTGAATTTGTAGAATATTTAGAGAGGGAGGAGCGGTTATGAGAAAAGACAGTACGATAATTCTGCTTGGAATAATTCAGGTGCTGCCGTTGTTGGCAGTCTTGGATAGTACGATAATTGGTGCTGTGCTTGGAATTGCTTACGCCTTCCTGCTGTGGAGATTCTGGAGCAGTACGAAAATTGGCAGGAGGTTCTTCCGTGCATGGTGGCGTGCTACGCTGCGCATGGAGAAAATCCTGCTGGGTAAGAACGTGGGATGTTGACAAGTACGATAATTGTGCTTGGAAACATTCGGGCTGAAAGCTGCCTGGCATATTCAGGCAGTACGATAATCAAAACTACAGAATTATGGAGAAGATGAAAATCAGGGAGCCGACCTTGGGCGAGTTCTGCGGCAAGCGCATTGTATTTGCTGCTGACTATTGAGCCAGAAAGAATCCCCGCTTGGGGATTTGCACAAAAACCAAAATTACAGAGATATGAAAACAAGAAGACAAGCAGCCATGGAGCTGCTGCCATTGTATAACGCAATGGAGACAAGACCTATTAAGTTAGGCACTCTTGCCCGTAAGATGTACCGATACGGAGAGTGCTGGAGATGCAGCGGTGTGGGCTATGACTACACCGTGTAAGCCGGAAGGGCGGCGAGAGCCGCCTGCAAGCAACTAAATAAAAAAAACATGAGAAAAATTAAGCACCCCCTCTATTGTGAGGTATTTAAGACAAGAGGAAAGAGTTTGAAGCAATCCATCAAGGATGAAGATTACAACTGGTGGGACGAAGAAAGGATTATCAACTTCCAAGTTGACGTTCACGGTGATTTCAGCCGCTGCGGAACTGTCGCATCCTTGCTTGAATATGCGAGGCGCAACAAAAACAACATGTGGCTAATTCCAGCCAAGAAGGCTTTCCGTCTTGGCGCAACATTGTAGTCTGAACAGGCAGCGAGAGCTGCCGCCAAATGTCTAACCAATAAAAAACAGAATTATGGAAAAGTACATCGTATTACAGAAAATCGGGACATTCAGCCCGGATTTCGTGAGAGCGTTTGAGGACCTCAGCGACGCACAGGGTTTCGTGAAACTGCTGAGGAAGAGCGGAAACGAGTTCACGAAGTATTTCATTGCAGAACTCAGAGAGGAGGAGCAGGCATGACACAGACAGACATAATGTTCTTGCAGCGTCTCCATGAGGCGCACAAGAGAGAAATCCGGAGGGACTGCAAGGCACGCAAGCTCGACAAGGGAATCTATTATTCCAGAGTCCACGCTGCGGAGAAGACAGCACAGAGTATTTTGCGAAGCATGATGTGCAGAGGCTGAGGAAGGAGGAGCCAAACGGGGCGTGGCGGGAGCTGCGCCCTTCATTGTTTAACTTAACACAATGAATTATGGAATATATCAGGACAAAAGAGTACGACACGCCCATTGACGTGTATTTCGACGGAGAGAAGTATGTGTTTGTCAACCGCTTTTATGGTCTTGTCGCCATTGCACGGCGCAGCAAGATGACAGAGTTTTCGGAGGACAACACGGAGGCTTTTACCTCTTTCACGGTGGAAGCCACAAACGCAATCTCTAAATCCACCATAACAAAGGTGGTGAAGAAGAACGAGAGCAAGTACATTCCGTGCTGTGTAGCTTACAAGTGGAATGTCACGACAGACGGCAGGAATTCTCTCCCTTACGCCGTGAGTGTAAGACTTGAAAAGATGTAGTCTGAAATAATCCCAGCCTGCAAAGGTGGGGATTTCTGTTTAAAACCCTAAAAAACATAATTATGAGAACAAGAAAGTACAAGACCCTGAAGGGGATGCTGAGAGCGTATGACAAAAAGCAGTTCACAATGAGCGATTTTTTGAGCGGACGAGAAGTCTATGACTACAAGTCCCGCAAATGGTTTAAAATCGAGCTGTCCGATGAAGCTCTAAGAGAGCTGTCCGACGGATTCTGCTATGCGCTGTCCTGTCAGAAAAGGAAACAGGACACGGTGTTCTTCAATATGAAATGCCACAGGATATTGGACGAAGAAATCCTGAGCAGATTATGGGTGGAGCTATGGAAAGGCAAACCGCACTTCACCTACTGCGTAGCACAGGACGGAGATTACGAATATCCGCTTGTCAAGAGAATCCTCTACCGGGGCTATTAGCCGAACGGCGTACATTCCAAGTGTACGCCTCATTTTAGTAACCCTTTAAACATTAAGAATTATGATTTACATTAAAAGTTTCAAAAACTATGACGAGTTCAAGAAGATCTTCGCAATCGTAGAACACGGAAACGGCGTGAAGTCCCGTAAGAACAAGATTCTCCTTGCATGGCTCAAGGACAGGAATTTCCTGCACCGCTGGCTGCAATGGAGGGAAAAGTTCGGGGAAAATATCTTTTTCGACAATGCGGAAAGACACTGTTACCTTGCGGCAAAGGACATGAACGAAATGAGGACAGCAGTCCAGGAAATCATGTGTAATGCTGCCCCTTGTGTAAACAATAATCTTTCCGGCAAATTCGGCAACCGTTCCCGGCTTGCAGGATGGGAGATGTACCACAATACGCTCCATATTGACAAGAACGATGGTCTGTGTGCTGACGGAGACACGAAATCCGTCCGCTACGTGAACACCGAGCGAGACAATAGGGTTTTCAAGATGAAAGCGGGAAAATTCGTCACGGCTTGCCTTGAGGACATGCCGTGCACCGACACCCTGCCGGAACAGGTGAAGCGTTGGATCGGCGAGGAGTTCGCCCGTGATTGGCAGGCTCACGCCGAGAAGGAAATCGGCGGCCGTGACAGCCTCACGTTATACGTAGGCTCTGACACAAGCGATTTCCGCTACATCTACGACTACGAAGAATACTCCGGCGATTTCCATTCCTGCATGGCAGGAGAAGACCAGTACGAGTTCTACAGAGAAGCTGTAGATGCAAGTGCTGCCTGTCTGACAAACAGGGAAGGTAAGATTGTAGCCCGTTGTGTAATCTTCAACGATGTGCGTGACGAGGACGGGAAAGTATGGAGGCTTGCCGAGAGACAATACTCTACGGACCAGAATGATGTCCTCAAGCAGATTCTTGTCAACAAACTCATTGACGAGGGATTGATTGACGGATACAAGCGCGTCGGAGTGGATTGTCACGACAACAGGAATTTCGTTGCCAACAACGGAGAATCCCTTGCAGGCAAGCAGTTCTGTATAGACTGCGATCTTAACGAGGACGACATCCTGTCCTATCAGGATTCCTTCGTGTATTACGACCGCCGCAAGAGAATAGCCTACAACTACGCTCCGGACGAATATACAGACGAGTTGAACGTCACGGATAAATATTTCGTGGGAAACCATGACGGAGAGGAGTATTCCGAATACAGCGGAGAGTGGATTGACTCGGGCGATGCCGTCTGGGACGAATACCATGAAGACTGGATGCGCAACGAGGATGCTGAAGAAGCTTACTATCATGGACGCAACATCAAAATCCATTGTAACCGCACGGAAGACTTCACGTGGACCGAAAGGTATGACATGTATCTCTTCGACGACGATTGTGTGACGGATGCCGATGGGGAAGTAATACTCCGGGAAGATGCCATAGAATGCGTGGACGGAGAATACTATCACGGAGACGATACATATTACTCGGACATCCTCGGCGATTATGTGCCGTGTGCTGCCTCTGTGTATTCCGACTACCACAAAGACTATCTCTATGAGTCTGAAGCCTTCTTCTCCGAAACCCTCGACGACTGGTTTGTCAGCGAGGAGGAAATGCTCAAAGCGGAGAGGGAACATGAACTCGTAGAAGAGACAGCCTAAAGAGAAGGCGGGAGATTCAATGCTCCTGCCTTTACATCATTAACCAATTAAAACAATAGAATTATGACAAAGTTAAATTATGAGTTACTGAAGGATTTGTATTGTATTCACTCGAAGAGTGGCAGCGAGAAGCGCATACGCAGATTCATCAAGAAGTGGATAAAGAACAATGTGCCGGAAGCCGGTGTAACACAAGACCAGACAGGAAACCTCTACATCACGAAAGGTGAAGCGGAGAGTTATCCGTGCCTGTGCGCACACATGGATCAGGTGCAGGATTTCCATCCTCTTGATTTCACGTGTGTGGAGACTGACGAGGTTATCTTCGGATACTCCCCCAAGATGCGCAAGCAGTGCGGACTGGGAGCCGACGACAAGAACGGACTATTTATCGCCATGTCCTGCTTGCAGGAATACGGTGTTCTCAAATGTGCGTTCTTCGTAGGCGAGGAAATCGGATGTGTCGGTTCAAGCAATGCCGACATGGAGTTCTTCAAGGACTGCCGGTTCTGCGTGCAGATAGACAGACGTGGGAACAGCGACATGGTTACAAGCATCTCGGGACAGATATGCTCCGAGGATTTCATCATGGCAGCAAGAGCCGAAGACTACGGCTATGCTCCGTCCAGCGGTCTGATGACCGATGTGGAGGCGCTGCATGAGAATGGTGTGGGTGTGTCGTGCATCAACCTGTCATGCGGATATTATGCTCCGCACACGGACGAGGAGTTCACGTCAAAACCCGACCTTGAAAAGTGCCATGCTTTCGTGTGTCACCTCATAGAGGACTGCACAGCCACATATCCGTTTAAGTATTTCACCACAGGATGCAATTTTTGGTCCGATGAGGACCTGCTGTACGATTCGATTAACGACATCATTTCCGAATGTCCGGAAATCACGTTCGATGATTTCTATGACTGCTACGGATGGAACTATCCCTCTGTAGCGAAGAAACGGCAGAAAGAGATCTTCATTGAGACCAAGGCGTATTACACCTTCGGCGACTAAGCCAAACGGCCCCACCCTCACAGGTGAGGCTTCTTCATTTGTAAACTTTCAAGAATATGGACAAGAAAAAGTACATTGACGTTCTCTCCGCACAGGCGGAGAAGAACAACAGACCGCAAGAGCTGGCGCTGAGTGATTTCCTTGATTTCGCAATCAGGCTGTTCAGTATCAAGGCTTTCAAGGGAGACAGGAACTGGCATGAGCAGTACATAACAGACGTAATCAGCAAGAATCTTAATTATGCAGGATTGGCCATGCTGTGGCTCGACGACGTATCCGAGGCTATGGACCGAGGGGAATGGCTTGATGTTTTCGGAATCCTCTACGAGGAGATGTATCTCTCCCGTGGCAAGGCATCCTCAACAGGGCAGTTTTTCACCCCTGCGAGTTTATCCGACCTTATGGCTAAGATAACTGACACCGGCAAGGAAAGCGGCACGGTCAACGACTGCGCCTGCGGCAGCGGACGCCTCCTGCTTGCCCATTATATAGAGAAGAGCAGGACCGACCATTCGGCAGGAAGGCGTTTCCGCTACATAGCGCAGGACAGCGACCCTCTGGCGTGCAAGATGTGTGCCCTCAATCTCATGGCGCACGGCATGTACGGCGAGGTCATCTGCCAGAACACTCTTTCGATGAGCGTCCCATCCGTGGTGTATTACATCAACGAGGTGAAGTATCCGTTCAACACGCCTTACTACTCCATCCGTGCGGTACACAACGAAAAAGCCTGAAACGGCCTCCCTCGTGGAGGCACATGTTTACCCAATTAAAATTTCAAGAATTATGAAGAGATATTATGTATCAGTCACAGAGACTTTAAACAAGGTAGTGAGTGTAGATGCCGAGAGTGAGAAAGACGCACTGAAACAAGTACAAGCAGCCTACGATGATTCGGTTATTGTTCTTGATTCTGATAATTTCTGTGGAGAAACTATAGAGATTGAAGATGACCAACTATTCTATGTAGATTACGAGAAACAGTACGGTGAGACTTATCAGCACATCGACTGAGCCAAACAGGGAGACCTTCGTCTCCCCACAAACATTAACCAATAAAAACAATAAAATATGGAAATTGCAGTTTTAGATTATCAGACAGGGACAATAAACACAATCAAGAATTGTCCCGACGAGTGGGAAACAGAGGACATAGAGAAATACCTTTATGAGACCCTCGGCTACAGACAGAGCGACATCTACTACATGTGCGGAGATTCCATTCCACACACGGAGGAGGAGTATATCCCAGAATCCAAGCGCAAGCTCTACAAGCAGTGGAGAAAGGCAAAGGATGAGCATCCGTATGTCTTCCTGCTGTTCCGTACAGGCGACTTCTTCGAGTGCTACGATGAAGATGCAGTCAAGGCATCCGCAATCCTCGGCATCACACAGACCACATACAGTATACATGTGGACGGAAAAGGGAAACCTCTGAAGACAGCAGCCTTCCCCCACCATGCACTCGACACCTACCTGCCGAAACTCATACTTGCAGGAGAGCGTGTGGCAATCTGCGACAGTATCACAGACTGACCACAGCCTTGAAAGATGGAGCATGACAGCTCCATCACACAGAAAACTTTAAAAATGACAAGAATATGACAGAAAAGGAAATCATCAAGAGGGTGGAGAACGGAGAGAAGTTCTTCATCAACATCGAGAATCGCACCTTGCGCATAAGCGGCAAGATGATTGACCTCAATGAGGTAGAGATGCCGGAATGCGACACGGATGTCATCACGGAGATAGAAAGCAGATACGAAGCCTACAAGTATTCCGTCCCATCCGAGCGGTCAGAATCACGCCACCGCAAGTATTTCCGTGCGCTACCCGAAAGCCAGCTCCCCGACCACGCCATGATGTACGGAGAGCAGCGTGAGGTTGCCATGTGCCGCCTCGAACTCTTCGTCCTTATGGCGATAGTCAGAGGCAAGCTCACATGGCAGGATGACTGGGGTTCATGGTTCTGGCAGTCTCCTGCCGACAAGGACCTTATCATCTTCCGTCAGTGGATTGGCAAGTGACGGATGAGAACAAGCCTGAAAAGAATGGGGCATTCCCCATTCACACGAATTTTCAACCATTTTATTAACAATCTAAAAAAGAAGAATTATGAAAAGAAATGTAATGATTTCAGGCGAGTTCACTATCAACGAGTTGACAACTACCGGCAAGGCAACTACAAAGCCCGCACAGGGCAAGAAGACTGCCGCTGCACGCATCGCCGCTCTCAAGGCGGCAGGCGTGGACACCTCCAACTATTTCCCTATGGGTGAGGAGATGGTCATCAAGGTCGTTGACGGAGTGCCGGAGCAGGTAACGGACGACGACCCCATCTTCAGCAAGATTGCCGAAGGCGGCTACATCAACCACTACAAGCTCTTCCGCCGTTGGGTTATGGCACAGATGTTCCGCACCCTCCGCTATATGAAGGAATCCGGACGCAATTTCAACGAGGCACTCCAGCTTACGGGCTACGAATACCAGTGGCGTGTGCTTGAGAACGAGTTCTACGCACAGAGCAAGATGGAGAAGCATAGCGACAGAGTCAACCTCCTTCAGCGCAAGCGTTGGTTCAACGGCGAGGTTGCATCCGGCATGGTTGATGACTACCAGCGTAAGCTCCAGCGTTATATCGAGACGGAGCTAATGTACCGCACCGACAGCCGTGGCACGAAGGTTTACAAGCACAAGTGCAAGGGCGTGCCTTATGTGCGTCTTGCAAGCAGGAACATCTTCGTTGCCGACCTCAACGCCAAGGTATACTCTCCGCTATACGACCTCTCTGCGAAGATGCGCACCGCCAAGAGCGCCAAGGAGCTTTACGACCTTGTGCGTAAGTTCAACAATCAGCGCAAGAACCTCCGCGGCGGCATCAAGCAGTCCGAGGACTTCATCAACGCCTTCAAGGGTTCGGGAGCGTATTTCACCATGCGCAACCTCATCATGTTCCACGGAGCACGATTCAAGGGCATGAACGAGAACAAGTCCCTCCTCTATATGGAGGCTAAGGCTGAGGAGTACAGAACCGAAGGCTGGCGCATGATGGGTGTCATGAAGCAGATCATCGCCGACTCCGGCATCTCCGTAGAGGCGAAGATTGCCGAGTGGAAGAAGTAACCCTGTCCAACAAGCCGACGCCGTGCGGCGGTCGGGGAACTTTCAGGAGAGCTTGTCCAAGAAGGATCATCCGCCTGGGATATTCCCGAGGCTCCTGATCCTTCTGTGCATAGCTCTTGCATCAGAGAATTACAGCGAGGCCCGTCCCCGAGTCCGCACGGCAAACCGAATGACCCGTCACCACAAGTGGCGGGTTTCTTTGTATAAACCATTAAGACAATAGAGATATGAACAAAATCAAAGTAGGTATGAGAGTGTACTGTGACATACATTCTCAGTCAAAGGAACACATCGTGACTCACGTTTCGGAGGAAAGGGGATTCGCAGGGATTGATGACGAATACTGGTGGCCTATAGACCAGTGCTTTCCTTGTGATGAAATAACATTGCCTAAAAAGCGCAGCTAAGGACTGCGCACAATACCTAAAATATTATAAATATGACAACAGACAAAATCAGGAACGGAATCGGAGAAGACCTCTGGAACTTCTGGCAAAATCAGCATGATATTGAGCAGATTAAAAAGGCAGAAAAGACTTTAAGAGGAGAACTTGATAACAAAATACTCACTGATTACAAGTATTTCTGCGAATATCAACTTATTTGCATCAGACTTGGCATTAAAAACAAGTTTGCACCTTAGCCCAAAAGGTGGCTACGTGCCACCGCACATTAACCATTTAAACAAACAGAATTATGACAGAAGACAAAATCCTACAGATGTTCTTCGAGCCTGAACGTTGGCAGTACGCCATTGCAAAGGGCATTGACAAGGACATCAACAAAGCTACGATGTATCAGCTCACCACACCGGAGGTCCGCGCCCTCATGTATCAGCGCATCCGCGACGGCAAATACAAGATTATGCCGCCGCACACGGCGAAGATACCAAAGGACAACGGCGATTTCCGCACGGTCTATGTAAACGAGCCGTGCGACAGAGTTCTTCTCAGTATCGCCAACGACCTCCTTTTCGAGCTGATGCCCGAAATGATACACCCACGCTGCAAGTCCTACCAGAAAGGACTGGGCTGCGGACGTGTGGTGCAGGAAGTCTCACGTGAGATATGCTCTTCCCACGGGGAAATACTCGGATGGAAGTCCGACCTCTCCAAATACTTCGACTCCGTTCCGGTCAGTTTCATCGACTGGGCGTTCGACAGGGTTGAGGAGAAGCACGGAAAGTCCGCTCTGATAGACGTCATCCGCGACTACTACCACTCGGACATATTCTTCGACACCGAAGGGAACCTCTGCGAGAGCTACCAGTCCCTGAAGCAGGGATGCGCCGTGGCTGCATGGCTTGCCGATGTTGTCCTGTATCATATAGATGAGCAGTTGTCAGGTCTTGACGGATATTACGTCCGCTATTCCGACGACACGCTGTTTATCGGCAGGGACTACGAGAAGGCAATGAATATCATGCAGGACGAACTGATAAAGATGCAGATGAAGCTCAACCCGAAGAAGGTCGAGTATTTGGATGCTAACCATTGGTTCAAGTTCCTCGGATATTCCATCAAGGGTCACGACATTTCCCTGTCTTCCTCCCGTATCAAGACCTTCCAGAAGGAGATTGAGCGGAGGACGATTAAGAAGCGTGACACCACTATGACACGTGCCATCAACGCAGTTAACAGGTATCTCTACAAGGGATTCGGAGACTTCTCCTGGGCTACCCAGGTTCTTCCGGTCATCAACGTGAAAGAGGACATCGACAAGCTCAATGCCTTCGCTATGGACTGCATACGTGCGGTCAAGACAGGCAAGCGCAAGGTCGGTGGTCTCGGATATGTGAAGACTCAGGCTGTAGGTTGTATAGACCGAGGCCGTGGAAGGAACGTGAAAGCCAACAGAAGCAAGACTGAGAGCGAGATAAAGGGTTATCTATCGATAGGCTGCGCACGTAACGCTATGCTTACAAGCAGGGCGGCGTACAGCGTGTTGGTGACAAACCTCTGATGTCTCTCCTGATTCCGGGCACACGGATTCCGCAGAGAAGGACGGACAATATTCAGATTCCTGCCTCCGCAACGGCAAGGTACCTTGAGAGATTCTCCAAGGTACCTTACTCGCACAAGGCAGGCATCATCAGACTACTAAAGAGTTGTGCCGGTCCGTCACTCTCCCCACATGCGGCGCACACCGCCCCGTCCCGACGAATGGCTGTCGTTCATATATCCGGTTCTTAACCAGACACACCTGAAGTTTACCTTCTCAGGTTGAAGTCTGGCAGACCGGCTATAAATCGCTCCATTGCAGCAATGTGCCAAGCCAAAGGTCGGGACATCATCTGAGAACGCAGATTCATCTTCCAAGCTGCCTGAAGTTTAAGAACGCATCGTCCAAACAAACCGGGTTACACCGAACAATGTTCCGTTCCACCCGGTTCTAACCGATGAGTTCTTATCGCTCCCCTACAGTCACGTTCCACAGGCAGGGAGGAAGAAAGTTTTATTGCCGAAACGAGACACACAAGAAGACAAGGCTTCAAAAGCCCGCTTGTGAAAACGCGGCTCAGGCTGGGTATTCCCAGCCCCCTCCGCGTTGCCTGCGGGTTTCATCAATCGCATACAGCTACGGCAACGCTGTCTCTGAGTGTGCCTCACACCACAAACCATAAGTGAATTGCATCACGGCCTGTCAAGGGTATCGGATTCATAATCCCGTTTTCCGACAAGGCATGGGGGTGTGTCAAAACGACGCATCCTCTTTTTTTACAAACAAAGCCCCGACTTTCACAAGCCAGGGCTTTGTCATGTCCAAAAGATTTTGTACCTTTAGACATTGAAAACTTAATAAT